CACCGGTATTGCTCATTTTGATTTCTCCTAGGTTTCTAGTCTGGGTTGAAGTTCAAATCACGCTGCTACTAAACCACGTCGATTGCGTATTTGTCAACGGCCTTCTTTGCGAATTCCGCCGCGACGTTGATGATTTCGACATTGCCGCCCGGCGTCTGGAAATAGACGGCCTGTTCCTGCATGGTGCGCGCCGTGGCGAGGGTAAGCTGGCGCAGCGTCAGGACCTGATGGGGTTCAAGCGCGACATCATAGACATGGTTGATGTCCTCGATCAGGTTGCCGCGAGGATCGATCCATGCGCCCTTGGCTTCCACGCGAGTGAAGCCGCCGAAGGTAGCGGCGAGGTTCAGCTCATAATCGTAGATGGCGATGTCATAGCCCTTCTTTGCGGGAAGGATGGTGCGATAAGCCTGCATGGTCTTGCTCCGGGTTGGAAAGTGAATTGCGATTTGCCGTGACATCAAGATTGCTGATTTGCGATTATGTGTCCACAGGCTGCATCATCACGTTTTTGTGATTGGCGTAATCCGGCAAACAATTCCAGCTTTGTACGGCGAGCAAATCAGTGCCGCACCAATTCACACGAGAGGCAGAACACAATGGCATCCGTAGCAGTGAAGCAGCCGGACCTTTATACGTTTGAGCTTTCCAAGCGTCCGGACGGCAAAATCAATGTCTGGGGCTATGTCCCGGTCTACTTCGACGCAACTCGCGCCGATGGTTCCACGTTTAAACAGGAGACCTACGAATGGATCGTGGTCGCTGTTGAACAGACTTGGGCGCATGGGATGAACAAGATCCCCGAGCTTAAGGCCGATTTCTACAAGCGTCGTGCCAATCATGTCGGCGCTTAGCGGAACCATTGAGTTTCTCTATTTCGAAGGAACGGAAGCAAATGGCATCCCCTCAGGATGGCGATACTGGTTCATCACCAGAGACCACGAAAGAAGTGCTGAACAAGCAACTGGAGACCTACCACAAGCTTGCGGGAATGGACTTCAGCGCGGCGGAACTGGCGATGGCGGTCCAGCACGGAATGAAGTACAGCGTACCGATACACGGCAAGTTGAAATCTTCACAGTCTTTGGACTTCAAGAAACCTTCTCCGTTGACCGTGATGTCTTGGAAGGCATCCGACGTGTGGCAGGACGAACAGAGCTTGGCTCAGGGACCCCACGCCGGGAACTTGTCCAGCGAGCCCTCACAGTCGGCCAGCGGTACAGCCTCTCACCCCTCGGGCCCGAGCGAACCGCCGCCCTACTCCGCGCCTGCATCGCATGAAGATGAAATCTCCCTGACGGGAACGCCCGTTGATATCTTCCGGCTTATGCGGCAAGCGCTGCAAAGCAGCAACGAACGAAGGAAACCGAAAGTGGCACCAGTGACGCCCGAGGGGCTGCCCTTGCCAGTGGGCAAGCTGCTCCGCACACAGAAGGCACGCGGCATCTATGCGCTGGCGACTAGTCGTCTCAGCCTGTTCCGCTCCTTCAATACGGTTCGGCCGATCAATGACCGGAAACTCTGGTTCTTCCCGCATGAAGAGCCGCCCATTGACGCGTTCCCGCTGTTCGCCCGGCCCTGCCCCACTCGGCCGCGCCATGGCTTCGTGGAAAGCCGGACAGTCCAGAACCGGGCTGACCTTGAAGTCCTTTGGGCGGAGACGCTGGCGCAGGACCCTGACGGCGAGATTGTCTTGTTGCCACGGCTGACCGGCAAAGTCTCGGCTGTTGCGACCGCAGCCGGTGTCACGTTCGGCACTGGCAACGACGGCGCGACTGGTGGCCACCATAGCGTGACCATTGGCGTTCCTACGTCCAATGAGGCATGGCTCGCATCTGCCACAAAGCAGATTGTGGACCCTACCTATACGACCTCGGGCTATGGGGAACCGCCAGTCAGCGTGCCTAATCCCTTCTGGCTGGACACTGGCATTCAGTCCAGCCCGTATGTGGAACTGGTCGAGGATCGCGGTGAAATGATCGTCGTCCAGCTTCGTGACGGGCCCATTCCGCCCAAGGAGGGGAACTATATCCCGCACACATTCCACGCGTGGCTGCCCATTCTCGACAATGGCTGCTCATTGCTGGAGTGGGAACAGCGCACGGCGTCGAATGAGTTTAAACAGGATGGCACATTCTACCATTCGCCGGGCGGCTCCCTCGCGTCTCACTACGCGGTGCATTGCCTGCTGAACGGCATCCCGGTTATCACGGATGCGGCTGGCATGGGTCCCGGCAAGTGGCACGCTGGCAAGATGTACCATTCGGGCTCTGGTGGCCCGTATAGCATCCGCGCCGAGAATGCGAACGAATTGAACTTCCAGCTTGGCAAACTCTGGAACGCTCCGGCCTTCAACGAGGCGTTGGCGACCACCAAGTCGGCGCTGTACCATTCGGGCCTGATCCGCATGGCGACGGCTACGGTTCACGCCATGCCGTCGTGGGGCAAAGAACACTTGAACTTGCAGGCTGCAAGCGCGGTCCTGATCACCAAGTTTCTTGCGGCTGCCATTCTGGGCGAAGATCGTCACTTCTACAGTAGCTCCGGCCCGGGCACTTATACGTCACGGCGACATGATAGCTGGCAGGCGTCTAGTCGTGACGGCTCCCCGGAGCGGCATGAAGAGTTCGAAGACTGGTTGCCAGTACGGGATCAGAAACCGGCTCCCGGCGCTGGGGTGTGGTCCTCCGTGGACTGGAACGCTTTCCCGCGCCAGTTCGTCAAGCCGCCGTCGCGCTACATCAAGAACCGGCTACCGCGCAATATCGTTTACAGCGGCGTGCTGGCCAGCGAGTTTTCCACGCTCAAGGAACAGGTAGCCAATGCGCTGCATGATTTCCGACTGCCGTGGCGGAATAGCTCGTTTGGTGGTCCGAAGTGGGCGCAGGTGTGCGTGGCAACGCTCAAGGTCATCAATGATCTTGAACTGTTCGGTATCCTGCCGAATGCAGACAACTGGAAATCGGTCCAGAAGTCGCTGAACGTCGCGCTGCACACGGCCCATAACGGCGGCATGATCCTGACCAAGTGGATCTCGGCTGACGTGCTGGACCAAATGGAGAAGACGCCGCAAGTCGGTTTCCTCAATGCGTGGGCTGCTGCCTTCGTGCTGGGCGGAGACGACTTCCTGCAATCGGGCCCCAAGTATTACGGCGAGCATCCGCGTGTTTCGAAAGACGATTTCACGCCGGAGGACTATCCGTACTATGATGCCCTCGGGCATCTGGAGACCGAGACCCAATATATCTATGCGCACTGGCCTGAACGGATGAGCATCCCTTATGCTCTGACGAATGCCCGGAGCGAACTGGAACCCTATTACGCGGCGGAACTGTCAAATGTCAGCACGGAAGCAATCGAAGACGAGAACGACTACTTTACCAGCCGGTCAATCCACCGCGTCCGGCGCGGGAGGGCACTCCCAAACGTCTAAGGGCACTGCTGCGCCCACTACAACGTTTGTTCCGCCACCTCTCTGCCCTCCGAACGGCCCTAAGCTCATGGGTAAGATCGGTATGACGAACGTTTATTTCGGAGGTGCGAACGATGTTTGGCACAAATCGAAAAACGCGTGGGACGTGATGATCACGGCGTTCGACAATAATTCAATCGGTTTAAACGATGACTACCGCGTCAGCGCTAGATTGCCAATTCACGCAAATGCCGTGGCAAAGGCTATATTGCCAACTGTCACTGTAGTGAATGAGCCCGCCGTGATTGACATCAATTGGCCCGATTACGGCGTGCCTGCGCTTAAGCTAAGCTTTTGGCAAAGCTTGATAAATGACCTCGGGGAACTGGTGAAACCGGACGGCTCCGATGTCAACGCGGTGTTCTATTGCCACGGCGGTCACGGACGTACCGGTACAGCCCTTGGCATTCTAGGCACTCTGGCAATGTGGAAGCCGGAGGACGTTGATCCGGTCACGTGGGTGAGGGAGAATTATTGTCAGAGCGCTATTGAAACGCTCCGACAGGTTGAATACATCGAGAACATCCTCGGTGTCCGGGTCCCGGAGGTACACAAGAAGGAATTCAAGCGTACCTTTCCCGGCTACAACTCCAACAAGTGGCAGCCCGCAGTCGTCGGTCGCCAAGTCAACGGACAGCCCTACCAAAACTGGGATGACGATGAAGACGACGACGGAGAAGATGACTGGGCCTATCAGCAACGTCTCCGAGCAATGGCCTCCGCTAGTGATGATGAAGACATTGGCCGGGCTTACGACGGCCACCATACGCAGCCTACTCACCTCTACACGTACATAGACCTAGCCAAGGGGCACAAGCGTGTCACTTGGTATCGCGTGGGTGCTGATGGTAAATGGGGTATCTATGAGGATATTATTCCTCTGACCCCGGAAGAGGTCGAGGCCGAAGAGAACGCGAGCCGCGAAACGCCTTCCCCTCAGAAATGAGCTTGGCTGTCTGGTCCGGTATCCCAAACTGTTCTGCCATGGAACGGACTGGATCAGACGCCGATAGTGCTTCGGCCATTTTGGCCCGGAGATCAGAGAGAAGTGTCATAACCCTAATATAAGGTTTAAACGAACATGAACGCGCTCAAGGTTATCGGCTACAGTGCCATCGTAGGGCTGGGCCTGATTGTTGGCTACGTAGCCACGGCAAAGGCCGCAGAAACGGCCTACATTGCCCAGAATGCCACTCCGGCCAAGGGTATCGGCAGCAGCCTGTTGGAGATCACCAACGTGACAGGCCGACTGAATGAAAACTGCTCGGCGCAGGTGGTCTATAGCGACCGCGACAAGGTGTCCGGCGAGGTGAAGACAATCGTACTCACTGCCAAGCATTGCGTCGCAGACCTCAAGCCCGGCCAGACGAGCAAGGTCGAGTTTTTTGACCGCGATGACAACCTGTCCGAGACTGGGGCCAAGGTGTATCTGGCCGATGTCGCAGGCCAGTCGGCCACGGCTGACGTTGCCATCCTCCGGCTGCGCGACAAGGATACCTACTTCACCAGCATCGCGCTGGAGGTAGCCAAGCCGAAGCTTGTCTTTGGCGAGGACGTTATCACGGTCGGTTATCCCCGGGCCCAGACCCTCACCGTCACAACCGGCGTGCTGGGCGTGAAGGAACGGCAGGCCATCGGCGGCAAGCAGGAAGCTGAATTCCAGCGGGCCACTTCTGACATCGTTGGCGGTAGCTCTGGCGGCGGGCTGTACCACAAGACCACGGACGGCACGTACAAGCTCATCGGCATCACGACGGCCGGACTGAACGGCGCACCGTTCTATGGCCTGTATACGCCGATTGGTGACATCGTGGACTACCTCAAGGTCGCCGTGCCGGGTAGCGTCAAGTGAGCAAGGAACGCCGTGAGACTATCGCCATCATGCTTGTTGGTGGCGCACTGGGCATCATCCTTGCCATCCTCCTAGTTTGAGGTTTAAACGATGAACCCCGAAAGCGTCGGTCAAAGCCGCCGCGTGATGACTGCCCGGAGGTGGCTGCAAAACAGCCTCCCCGGCTCCCAGATGATCTATCATCGCGGCTTCCTCGCAGAGGAACGCATTCTAGATGACGATTTGGAAACCATCGCGCGGCTTATGTGGGCTGGCCAAGCCCTAGGTTCTGTGGTCCTTTCGCAGCGCCGGGCTGGAACAGAATATGAATACGTCGCGACCAAGAAAGGTTTGGTCCATGAGCGGTAATGAGATTGCAGGCTGGGCCATCATGGTGGCCGTAGTTCTACCTGCCGGGCTCTGGATATGGGGCACGGTAGTCGAGGATTTTGCTTACAAGATCCGCAGATGGCGAAGAGGATACTAGCATGTCATTCAACACCATTCTATCAGCCGTCGTGGTCGTCGGTTTCACTTCTCTGGGCTGGTTCGGTCATAGCTACTTGACGAAAGAGCCTGCGGTGATTACGATTACCAAACCGTGCCCAGAGCCTTCGTCTACCACCAAAACGGTAGCAGTGCCGGGCCCGGAGAAGACGACCATTAAGGTCGTGAACAAGTACCGGAACATCTACGTTCCGCAACCCAAGTGGGGTCCATAATGAGCCTAGGGCTGAACTGGCATGTCTTCGCAATGGCTGACCTGTTGCTGTTCGTGTTTTGGTCAGCCCTAATCTTTTGTCACACAGAGAGGTTTAAACGCTATGCCCATCGTATCACCAACCGAAAGACGTAATCTGCTGCACGCAGGCTGGGATAAGCGCCACCATCCTGATCTGCCGAACTGGAACGATCTGGATGTCGCGCTCCGAAGCTCTATTATCTTGGCGGTCTCCGATTATGAGTGTGATGTCAAGAAGCTCAAGAAAGCCCGCAAGGGCCCCATCAAGATTGCTCAAGCGGAACCGTCTCAAATGGCGCGGTATCTGGTAAAGCAATTCGACGGCCAGTTGACGAAGGTCGATAGTGATGGTAATTACTATGACTGGAACGGACAGCGCTATGTCTTCCGTCCCCCTCCGGGCTCACGGCACACGTACCGGACGAACCACAACTGGGTCCCTCCCGCGCTCAAGCCGGAAGACTACTTCAACATTCACGCTGACGAAGGATCTGGACCATGAGCTTTATCCTCCTAGGTCTCGCCATCATCTGGGCCATCTTCGAACTGTGGCCCGAGTATGAGGACGCCGAGTGATGCGTTTCCACGATGAAACCGTGTGGCTGCTCTGTATCGGGGTAGCCGCCCTAATCTACTGGTGGATGTGATGCGAAGCATCGACGTTGTGATGATTTCCCTGATCGTCATGGTCGGCCTAGTGTTCATCGTCGGCATGATCTGCGACACGATCAACGCCAAGAACAAGCGCAAGGAACGCTATGACCCAAACGATTGACCCGCCGAAGACCGGGCCCGAATTGATCGATGAAATGATCAAGGAGCCCAACATGGATCGCGTTTTCGACCTTGATCCCAAGCTGATCACGGCCGAGGACTATCTGGAACTGGTGCGCGGGCTCCGGCTCAAGCGCAGCCAGTTTATCGAGGCAGCGAGCAAGAAAGACGCCAAGAAGTCTGGCGTAGTCGAGGATGAAGACGATGACGACGACGAATGACAATTTCATCGAATGGCACGGCCCCAAGCCGCACACCCCCGGCCCGCTGGTCTATCCCGTAGCCGAGGGCACCCTTGTGGACATCCTGCTGCGCAATTGCAGCATCGTTCGTGGGGTCCGGGTGGGCTTCGTCGAGGATGACGACGACTTCCCCGAGGATGCTTCCTCCGCCTTCTGGCTGGACGAAGGCATGGAAATCGATATCGTCGGCTACCAGCTTGCGAGGACCGATCTGTGAAAATCGAGGACCCAACCATCGCCCTCCCCGGCGTCGAGGTCCAGTTTATCACTGGGCTGGTCCTGATGGCGCTGCTGGACCCGGACCCCGCGAGCCAGACGAACCAGTTCAAGGTGGGGAACGGCTGGACCCCAGCCACCATCCTTGCGCCGCATAGCCCTGAAACTGGCTGGGTTGTTCACACCAACCTTAACATGAGCCAAGCCATGCTGGCGACGCCACGTGCTATCACCCCGGCAAGCTGGGGCCTCAAGCCCCTTCCCAAGCCCGTTGAACTGGGCGCTGGCTGGGAAATGAACCCCAAGTCAAACGTCGTCCAGTTTAAACCTAAAGGCAAGCCATGACCGAAGCCCCCAGCATGTGGTCTGCCGGGAACCCCAAGCTGCAAACGGCTTGGGACGGCACCAGCCTGTCGGCCATCCAGTTCTGCCCGCGCAAGTACCAGCTTTCCATTATCGAGGGCTGGGTAGGCGATAGCGTGGATCTGGAATTCGGGATCATGGTCCACCAGTGCATGGACGTTTACGGCCGGGCCCGCATTGCTGGCAAGACCAAGGACGAAGCCCAGCTTATGGCCGTCAAGGAGGCCATGGAAATCTCCGGCCACTATGAGCCGTCCCGGCACTGGAACGCCCAACTAGGTGACGAAGTCGTGACCGAGGAATGGGTCCCATGGGGCGGACGCTATGAAGACCAATGGCGCTGCGAGGGCACAACCCCATACAAGAACTACAAGGGCAACAAAGCCAAATGCCCCTACTCCCTCAAGAACAAATGGTTCCCCGGGGACGGCCCGAGCGTCTGTGGATCGTGTGGCAGTGCCACGCATACCGAGCGCCGCTGGTTGCCCGTGGATGCCAAGAAGGACCGGTTTGGCTTGGTCCGACTAGTCGCATGGTATATCGAGGACCAATCAGATGACCCATCAAAAGGCGGGCTTGGCTTTTATTCCTTCCCGGATGGAACCCCAGCTATCGAGCTACCTTTCAGAATACCTCTCCCTTGGCAAACACCTGCTGGGGAAACGTACATTCTATGCGGCTATCTGGACAAGATCGCCACTTTCGGGCCAGAAAAGTTCACTGGCGACTACAAGACCACCAAAAAAGGTTTAAACGCGGCCTTCTATAACGGCTATAATCCGTCGAACCAGATGGACACGTATGACCTTGCAGGATCGATCATGTATCCCGACTTGAAGCTGCAAGGCGTCATGGTTGAGGGCATACAGGTTCTGGCCAACGGCTCCAAGTCCGGCATGGGCATGCTGCGCAAGACCGAGGGCCAGCGCGAAGAACATCTGAAACAAATAGGCTTGTGGATTAAGCAAGCCGAACTATATGCAGAGGCCGACTATTGGCCGATGGCTAAATCGAATTGCTGGATGTGCGAATTCAAAAGCATATGCAGTAAAGACCCCGGCGTGCGCGAAATGTATTTGCGTGGGGAGTATCATAAGCGGCATTGGAACCCGCTGGAGGAACGGTAATGGGCTGGTCAATTGATTGCTCACGGCCTCTTGCACAAACAGAAAAGGAACACAACATGAGTGAATACCTCGTTATCGATAAGCGTTATCAGGGCCGAAACATTTTCGACAATCAGGCCGACGCTATCGAACACGCGAAGAAGATCATTCGCGAGAACAAGGGCAAGCCTGCCCCATACAACAAGCCCGCCGTCACGGAATTCGCAGTCGTCAAGGTGACTGCGGATGTCTTGATCGAGGAAACTCCGATCAAGGTCGTTTACGCAGACAAGAGCCATTTCTAGGAGAACAAACATGCCTAATCGTATCATCGCCACGGACACCACTATCTCCGGCCTCCAGCCGGGTGATGTCTTCGTCTGGGGACATGTCGCCAAGGACATCAACGAAGCCTATGTGTCGGCGCAGGCCGATTTCGAAGGGCAGGGCCCCAGCGCCATGATCTTCGACCAGCCCAGCGCCGTGGCTATCCGCCCGGTGTCCGAGACTGGCGACGGCGACAACCACACGGCTGTCACGACCGTCAAGGTCCTCACCGAGTGATTATCACCCCCGAGACGTTGCTGGTGGATGTCCAGCTTCTGGGAGGATGGTCATTCGTGACCGTCCCCTTCTCTGCCTTGCGGCCCGGCGACATCTTCGCCGCTCTCCCGCCGCAGGAGACCATGAACGAAATCGATACAGGGCTCACGCCGGACAACATCAAGTTTAAACACATTGGCGGCGTTACACCGCTGCTCAAGATGGAACTGTACCAGCTTACCGGCGCAGAGGGCGTCGTGGATGACCCCAACATGCAGGTCGGTAAGCTGATTTACGTCGGTGGCAAAGAGCCCCTTGTGGACACGCTCCCGAATGACTAAATCATCGTACTCAAGGCTGGCGCGCATTCGTGCGCTGGCTGCCCAGCGGGAGACGAAAGTTGACCTGCTGAATAAGCTCACTGAGCCATATGGACTGACGCTCCATCCCACCAAGGGCTGGCGCATGCACATGGGCCTCAAGCGCGACAGCGTAATCCAGATTACAGAGTTTCGCAAGCGCGGGCTCTTGGGTGACATGCTCGCGGTCAAGGGAATGCTGGCGACTTATGGCTAACCTAAACCAGCTTAAGGAAACGACCCCGGCCCGTATCATGATCGTGGGCTACCCGGGAACCGCTAAGACCGGCTCCCTCGTCTCCCTGATCAATGCAGGCTACAAGGTTCGGGTCCTTGACTTCGATGGCAACATCGAACCGCTGCTGAATTTCGCGGACCCCGCGATGTTCAAAAACGTTGACGTGGTACACCTCGCTGACAAGCTCCGTTCCGGTGCGAAGTTTATCGAACCGGATGGCGTCCCCGAGGCATTTTCGACCGCTCTGCGTCTGATGGATCATTGGAAATACACCAATCCAGATGGGACTGTGACCGATCTGGGGCGTTCCAAGGAATGGGGACTAGACACCATTGTTGTCGTAGACAGCCTCACTTCCATGGGAGACGCGGCCTTCCGCCGTGCAATGGTCATGCAGAACAAGTCGCCCGGCTCCATCACCCAGCAAGTGTGGATGCTCGCGATGCAGGAACAGAACAACTTCATCGAGAAGCTGACTGATCCGAAGAACGGCCATCACGTCATCGTCCTGTCGCACCTCAAGATGATCTCCCCCAAGGATGTTCAGAATGGTGATGACAGCCTGACCAAGGAACTAAAAGAGAAGGCAGCCGACATCATCCCGACGAAGCTGTTCCCCTCTGCCCTCGGCCAGAACCTGCCGCCAACCATTGGCGGTCACTTCCCGACGTTGTTGCTCGCTGAGAGTGACTTCAAGGGCTCGGAGGCCATCAGGAAACTGAAGACCGTCCCGAGGCCGGAACTGGATCTGAAGGTCCCGGCACCGAACATGCCCAAGAGTTTCGATATCTCGGACGGCTTGTTTAAGATTTTTGACTTGATTACCGCAGGCAATAAGCATAATCTGAAGGACACAAACAATGGCTAAAAATGAAACCTACGAAGACATCCTCACTTCCTCTTGGGATGACATCCCGGTCCCGCAGCTTCTGCCGGGTGGTTCGTGGGAACTGAAGGCTCTCGGCGCTACCTTCAAGAAGGCGCAGAGCGACGACAAGTCCGATCAGGTGAACTTCACCTATGAGCCGACTGACCCGCTGTCCGACGTTTCGGATGCGGCTCTGGAGGAACTGGGTGCAGACTACGACTACGCCAACAACAAGCTGTTCGCGCAGTTCTTCGTGGCCAATCCCTCCGATTGGGATCGTGTGCGCAAGCACATTATCAAGCATGGCGTGGACCTTACGGGCCTGACGCTGGAGGAAGGTCTCAAGGCTGTCCGTGGCAAGCGCATCAACGGCCACGTGTCCACGCGCCAGTATGTGGACAAGAACGAGGAAAGCGTCACCGTCAATCAGGTCAAGGACTTCGTTGCGGTTACGGACTAATTAGACGGCATATAGGTAGCATAGCCCGGTCCAGTGCGCAGTCCGTGGAGGACTGAGACGGTAGTTCAATTCTACCCCCGTATAAACCGTTTAAACAGACAGGGGGGCTTCGGTCCCCCTGTTTCGTATTCAGAGGATATCATGGTCGCACAACCATACTACCCAGAACACCCCCCGAAGATTGTCTTTATCCTAGAGCAACCGGGTACGGAAGACCTGAAACATGGGTATCCCATGGCGGGCTCGACCGGGAAGCTCTTCAACAGCCTGATGGCTACAGCAGGTTTAAACCGTGATGATTATGCGTTCGTCTACCTCTTCAACGAAAAGCTCCCCGAAGACGCTTGGGTCTCGGCTCCGGTCGCTAAGCTTGGCGGCTTTCATAGCACTGAGTTTTCCAGTGTTCTTGGTTGCCTCCGTCCTGAGTATCGTCACCATTTTGTGCGCCTTGGGGCTGAGCTTGCTGCTCTTGACGCTCCCATGGCTGTTGCTATCGGCAGCATACCATTCTGGGCTCTATCAGGCGAAGGGTCGGCCGAAAAATACCGTGGCAATGCTATGCTCGCTTCTAGAATACGCGAGGGACAGAAGTTTCTCCCCACGGTCCACCCGGGCGAAGTTCGTAAATTCTGGAAGCTATACTCGGTCGTTGTCGGAGACCTCATGCGGGCTGCCCGAGAAGGTGATCGGGGACCGCACCTCTTCTATCCTGAGAGACGGCTCCTAGTTAACCCTACCGAAGACGAGGTGTACCAATGGTGCGACAAGTACCTACCGGGCAGCGAATTAATATCGGTCGATATCGAAACTGGCTGGGGGCAAATCACCTCTATTGGCTTCGCTTCGGACGAAGAGAACGCAATCTGTATTCCATTCGTCAATCCTACCGCGCCAAGCAAGAGCTACTGGCCAACGGCGGAGAAGGAGTGCCGTATCTGGATGCGCGTCAAGTCCATCCTAGAGAATGACCAGCCCAAGCTGGGCCAGAACTTCGGCCAGTATGACGTTCTCTGGCTCTGGGAGAAGATGGGGATAGCCTCGCGGAACCTCTCCGAGGATACCCGGTTGATGCACCATGCGCTCTATCCCGAGTTGCCGAAGGACCTCGCATTCCTCGGCGCAGCCTACACCGATCAGGGCCCATGGAAGGCCATGGTCAGTCACCGTGCAGCCAAATCCAAAACCGACAAGGCGGATAACTAGAATGATCTTTGCACCGATTATCTTCCTCGCGGCGATGGCGTGGTCCATCCTCCAGCGAGACTACTTCTGGCCAGCCTTCTTCGTGCTATTCCCTCTGTGGTGGGCCATTGATCAGTGGGCGCAATAATCCGCGCGAGCGAAGCGCCGCATACTACCGGCTTTATCCGGGATCAAGTGTACAATGCCCTAGACGTAACTGGAACGCTGGCGGTAGCCAACAATCTGCTCCCGCGACTAGACGCTAACCAGCAGCGCACTTACGCCATGGAACGCGCGTTGCAGGCTCCAGCCCTCGCCATGATGCTGCGCGGTATCCGTATGGACCGCGTGGCGCACGCCGAGGCCATGACCACCCTCAAGCGGGAACTGGCCAAGGAAACCCGAGCCATCGACAAGATGAAGGGCGTCCGGGATGTCTGGGATGGTGTCGAGTTGGAGAAAGGAATGTGCCCGGCTAAGCTGGGCTCCCGGCACAAGTGGCCACGAGGCGTGCCGGACAGTGCCGAGAAGCAGTGCGAGCATTGCCACGTTTCGCGTTTAAAGCGGATGCCGTTCAATGCCAACAGCACAACCCAGTGCATGCGGCTGCTCTACAAGCTGCATAAGATACCGCCGCAGTACGGTAAGAAAGGAACCGTTACAGCCGATGACGAAGCCCTCCAAAAGATCAGCGCGAAGTACCCAGCGGTCTCCGCAGTGGTTGAGGCTATTATCTCGCTTCGCCAGATCAAGAAACAACTTGGTTTCCTTGCTGGCAGGCTGTCTGATAGTGGCCGTTATCGCTCTTCGTTTAACGTAGGAGCGGCGTGGACCGGCCGGTGGTCGTCCTCTAAAAATGCCTTCGGAGAGGGTGGCAACCTCCAGAACATCGCCCCAAGGTGGCGGCATCTGTTCATTGCCGATCCCGGCATGGAAATGTTCTATTTCGACCTTGAACAGGCCGAGAGCAACACCGTGGCCCACCTCGCAGGCGACCCGGCCTATATCGAGGCTCACCAGCTTGGCGACGTGCATACGTATGTCTGCCGCATGATCTTCCCGTTCCTGCCATGGACAGGGGATCTCAAGCTGGACAAGAAGATCGCCAAGACCAACCCGCCGTGGGATCAGGCTCCCGACCATGACTGGCGCTTCCAGTCTAAACGCGTTCAGCACGGCTCTAACTATGGGCTGACGCCGCAGGGTATCTCGATGATCGCGCATATCCCGCTGAAGGAAGCCCGGGCCATGCAGCGTGAATACTTCCTGAAGTTCCCCTATATACCAGCTTGGCACGACAAAGTGCGGGAACAGATCCGCAATCAGGAAGCTCTAGTGACGCCACTTGGCACAAAGGTGCATTTGTTCGGCAGGCCGTGGGACGACCATACGTGGCGTCAGGGTCTGGCGGTCGTGCCCCAGCGGACTGTGGTGGACATCGTGGGTATCGGCCTTTGGCAGGCATGGCGCAACGAACCGCGCTACGACTTCCAAGCGCAGGTGCATGACGCTTTGGTGGGCCAAATCCCGCTGGGCACGCGTGACGAACTGGGCCCGAAGCTGCTCAAGTATATGCAGGTCCCTGTCCCGATTAATGGCCGCGTAATGACCATTGGCGTTGAAGGCATGTTCGGGCAGAACTGGGGCAAGCAGAGCGAAGAGAACCCAAGAGGTATGGAGGTGTTTCATGGCTAGTATATTGGGCTACGGGCGGAAGTACCCGCCCGGGCAGACGGTTGCAGACCGGGCTCGGATTGACGTACTGGTGGACCGGGCTTGGGAAGCCGCAGGTGTGACTATCTCTGGCGGCATGACCCCGACACGGAATATCGAAGCATTGGTTCAAGCGCTGGAACGCCAGCAGAAGGAAATCGCATGTTTGAAGGCAACCGCATTGACCCGCCCAAGCAGGTCCTGCCGGGAGTATCGCAGGAGGCGTTCAATCGCCTCCTTTCTACAGAAGGACTGGTTGGCACTGCCACCCTCTTGGGACTACCACTGGACGTTGTAAGGTCATACCAACAGGACACCAAGCGTGTTTAAACTACTTAGTAATGAGGAACTTCTGGAGACCATGGCCGCGATTGAAGGCCATGGCTCCGTAACGGCTGCTGCGGAAGCACTGGGCCTGTCCCGGTCAACCGTGCAGAACAGGGTACGTCAGGCAAGCATACGTGGTTTAAACGGGACGCTCTCCAGCGAGGTGCATCCGGGCTTCGACATCGCGCGCATTAGCACGCATGTGGACAAGGAAGGCAACCTGTCCGGCTGGTTGATCCAGCAGCCAGAGAGCCCGGCCCGGGAACAACTGATAGAGGCTATTCGCGATGCTTTCAAGGATTACGAGGGTGCGGCCACGCCAGTCGAGCCAAAGGCGTTTGATCCAAGCTCGATCCTTACTGTTTACCCCATCCCGGACCACCATTTGGGGCTCCTTGCATGGGCCCCAGAAGCAGGTCAGAATTACGATCTCTCTATTGGCGAAGCACTCCTTATGGAAACGATGGGGTCGCTCGTGGCCCAGAGCAATCCAAGTGAGACCGCGCTTCTGCTCAACCTAGGCGATTTCTTCCATGCGGATAACAACAAGGCGGAAACTGAGCGCAGCCATAACCGGCTGGATGTGGATGGTCGTTGGGCTAAGGTTCTTCAAGTTGGCGTTTCGCTCATGGTTCGAGCTATTTCGCTGGCGCTGACCAAACACAATAAGGTGATTGTCCGTTGCCTGCCGGGCAACCATGATCCACATAGTGGGCTGTTCCTGAGCGTGGCGCTGGCCAGCTTCTTTAGCCGGGAACCCCGGGTGACGGTCGATATGGACCCTAGCCCGTTCTTCATGATGCCGTGGGGCAAGACCATGTTGGCCGCTACCCATGGCGATCAGGTCAAGCCGCTGGATATGCCCGGCGTCATGGCAAGCAAGTGGCCCAAGGTCTGGGGCGAGACAGTCCATCGTTACGCGTATTTCGGCCATGTCCATCACAAATCTATTGGCGGTGGAGAGCGGAATGGTGTAACATGGGAGACATTCCGCACGCTGGCCGCTAAGGATGCTTGGCACTCAGCAAATGGTTTCACCAGCCAGCGATCCATGGTTGCAATCGAGATCGATAAAGAGTATGGTGAAGTGATTAGGCACACCGTCACAATCAAGGACATAGAGCAATGAGCTTTGAATGGCAGACAACGGCCCCAGTAGCAGGGGATGAAAAGATCATCCTCGTGGACTATCTGGTAGCCGCCAACGGCGAGGTCGAGATCCTCGGCGCTGTGGTCGCGGAGACCGGCGAGGGCTTCAAGTGGGAGCCCCATGCTGAAGAGTGGGAGCGCGATATCGTCGCCCAGCACGTCGAGCCTGACGGCGAGGACGTTCCGTGGTGGAAGGATGCCCGGGAGTATGGGGAATGAGCGGCGATGTCCCCTTTTACGTGGCTGCACCCTACCACATGCGGCTGGAGGCCAAAGCCTTCGCGGAGCTTATCACGGAGCGCTGGGGCTACACCTGCACAGCAGTCTGGCTGCAAGGCGGCGAAGAGACGCCGAACACGCCAGCTAGTCATTGGGCGCGGGTGGATCTGGAAGACATCGACAAGTGCGACTGGTTCATCGTCCTGACCGAGGTTGAGAGCAAGTCCTCCGGCCATCAGGTTGAGACAGGCTACGCGCTTGGCATGAATAAAAATGTGTCCGTGGTCGGACCGAAAACGAACATCTTTCATTCGCTTTCGTCTGTCGGGCATTACGCAAATCTGAATGAATTCAAATCACACTGGGATCTCTAAAATGGCAGGCATGGGACGCAAATTCGAGACCGGGGCCACCCGGGATATTGACCAGAGCAAGCTCGACTATGAGGGCTTTCTGAGCCCGGTCGTGCTGCAACGGTACGCGCAGTACATGCACAAGAACCGCTTCCGCGAGGGTAGCACGGAGCTTCGCGCCAGCGATAACTGGCAGCTTGGCATCCCGATTGAAGCCTACGTCAAGAGCCTCCAGCGCCACAATATGGATGTCTGGCTCTGGCACGACGGCCGACCGGATCTGGCTGGCGAGGACATCGAGACCGCTCTCTGCGCCATGATCTTCAACGTGCAGGGGCTGCTGCATGAGCTTCTGAAGGAACGGGCCATGCAGCAGACCAACCCGCTGACAGATGAACAGCGGGAGATCCTGAGCGGGGAAGCTAACCCGAAGGCCGAGGTCCGGGGCGTCCTAAGGGTCCCTACGGACTGGGTGCCTAGCTGGGACCCGATTGTGCCGACCTACAACCCGCAGGACAATCGCGCCTATGGGGATCAGGTCGCAGCGACCACCAACCTGCCGGACAGCGAGAAGGCAGCCCGGGCTGATCAGGGCTTCGGTGGGGCCTATATCCAGAACCGTACCATGCCTTACGACGAAACGGATCAGTGAAATGAGTAGATCCCTGCACGCGCATGTCCTCGGGAATGACGCCATCCGCATCAAGATCCGCCAGTTTGAAGGGCCGGAAGTGGAGTGGGGCAACATCCACACCATGGGCATTCCAGAGGCCACGGCTTTCTGGAACGAACTGGGCGGCTGCATTTCGCACCTGAAGGCAGCCGAGGTGGAGAAGGCGCAAGCGCAGCTACAGGAAGACATCAAGCGTCTGGACACGATGGTGGAAGACGCTCGGACCCTTCGCGACAGCATCAACTTGCGAAAGCGGATGTCGCAGAACTTGAACGACATCAGCGAACTGGTGGGTATTCAGCCCGCATACGCGCAGCGTACCGACTGATGGGCTGGCGGCTGGATCTGCACCCGCTGGGCTTCTGGCGCTGCGAACGGTCTGACGGCTTCATCGTCAACTGGGCAACACTCCGGGACGCCATGCGATATGTCAATTCGACCTTCAACCTAGTCACGCCGGATACTGACGCAGAAGGCGTACCATTCTGGTAACAAAAAGGGCCCCACTAAGGGGCCCTAATTGTATCAGAGGGAGGCACAAACATGGCGACGGTCGAGGTCATCACCGAATTATATGTAGTGCCTTACCTTTTCCGTGTCAAGGCTTTTCCAACCGTGGTAGCGATACTCTGGCCAGTGGCCGCGAGCGCACCCGTATAGAAGATGTTTTGCCACACGGCGTCGGCGTAGAACTTGAGCCCGGCCGGGATGCTGGCAACGTCCGGGAGCGCGCCATTGAAGAGAGTGTCAAGCATCCCCCAACCGAACCAAGCCGCCATGGGAAGGGCGGCAAGGGCCCACGCAACCCAGAACACCCGAGTTTGCATCCCGGTTTTGATAAGGTCGGCCTGATAGCCTGCGAGTTGAGCATCATTGCGGAGTTTCTCGATCTCGACCCCAGACTTGATCCGGGCCGTTTCAACGTTGGCGTCAACTCTCTGGGCGGCAAACGCAAACAGCTTCTCTGCAATGGCCAGCGCGGCTGCGATGATGAAGCTCACCGCGTTTAAACCTTATCCACCTTGGAAGCGCCGATCTGACGCAGGACGATGTTCAGGATGCCGATGGCAATCGGCACCCATGCGAACTTCTCCGGGAGGAAGTAGTTTAAACCCGCAGTGTCCAGATAGGCGAGGACCGCCGTCAGGACAAGGAAGGCTTGCAGGAAGAACTGTTTCATGTTGCTACGCGTCGTCCGATGGTCACACCCAGTTTAAACTGGAAGAAATCCTTAACGCCCTCGGGGAGCCACGCAAAGAGCGGGCCACGATAGCGCCATACCAGATAAGCCAGACCGACGACGATTGCAGTGCCCAGACCCCAATATAGGGCTTGCTCCGCAATGGTTCCATAGTGCGCCGAGGGGTCAGCCGCGACGTTGGTGGTGCCTGCGACAGTGCCCGAACCAGCGCCGGAACTGACCGTCACCGTCTTGGCCTTCTTGCCGTCGAACGCCCGCTGCAAGGTGGCGCGGGTAGCCGAACCGGGGATGCCGTCCGGGGTCAGGCCATTGGCCTTCTGGAACGCTGCAACGTCCGGGAAGCCCAGATATTTCAGCTTTTCTGCCACACCCGAATAGTCGCCGGGCTTCGACAGGATCGGCGTGTTGCCATAGACGCCGGTAGCAATCAGCTTGGCTTCACGCTTGCGGCGGTTCACCAGACCCAGCAGCTTCCGGCCGTTGGCGGTGATTGCCGTGGTCAGCAGCAGCTTGGCAGACTTGCCAGCGTTGCCGTCCAACAGCGCGTCATACCACTTCCACTTGGTAGCACCGGGGCCGCAGTTGTAGATCATGGACGCGGCTCCGTCCCAGACAGCCTGCGGCGTGGCATGGTTGTTTAAACCAGACATAGCCGGTTCGTACTTCTTGGCGAGCGCCAGCTTCACCAGCCGGACATTCTCTTCATGAGTAATGGTCATGCCAGCCTTAGGCGCAATAACGCCCGAGCCCTTAGTCAGGCCGCTGCCAATGGTCCAGACACCAGCCGGGCAGCGATATGCCTTAAGCACCTCGCCCTCTTCCCGGATGATGAACTCTAGTCCTCGATCACTTGTCTGCACTGTCTTGGTCCTTCTTCCGTTTAAACAGAGCCTGTACGGTCGGGTCTCCCCAGATCCGTAGGCCGGTCCAGATGATGGTCAGTATTGCCGCCAGCGGCGGGAGAAAGCTCACTACAACCCCCAGTGTGACGCCAGCGGCCACGACATCGACTGTGTTCTGAACAACCTGCATGCTGGTGTCGCTCATTTATCATCACCATTGTAGTTGAACATTCCTTGATACAGGATGTTCGCCCGGCGCATCTGCGCTGCGAGCCCCTTAAGTTCCTTGGTAGTGCTAGGAGCCCGGACGGCCAGAATGCGTTCCCAACCGGGATCAATGATCGCACGGCGCAGAAGTTCGCTGGGGTCAGTCACCTGAAACAGTTTCTCCGCATAGCCGCGAGTAACGCCTGCTATAATAGATGGGGTCTGGATGTTGCCACCGACACCCCCACGAGCCAGCAGACGGCCGATGCTACCGCCGACTAGACGCGCACCGATTGAGGCTGCGCCGACAAGGGACTTGCCCGCACCCTGCTCGATATCCTTAGCCAGTGCAACATTCTTCCGCAGCCGGTTCATCTGGTCAGCGGTCAGGGCCTCCGACAGGATCGGGCTCCAGCGGCTGGACGACATCAGCACGCCGAGCTTCTGGGGCGACAACTGACCAGTGCCGCTATTCGAGGCAGCCTTCATCAGGTCCGTGAGGATGGCCGAAACCAGCCCGTCGTGGGCGTCTCCGTCTTCACCGATATGGTTCAACAGCGCCTTCGTGTCGGCACGCGGCGTCTTGCTCAACGTTAGGCGACCAACGACAGCCTCGGGCTCCATCTGGGCGTACTTGGCAAGCGCGCTCTTCTGGATAGCGTCTCGGGCTGCGGTAGCCTTGAACAGGTCATCGGCCACGGCCTGCACTTCCGCGCCGGTCTTGGTCAGGGTCTGCATCAAGCCACGGTTCTTCATGATCCAGCGGTTCGCGGCATCGGCAGCCTTGTCCGGGCCAGCGAGACCAATAACGTCCTGAAAATGCGTCTTGACGCTATCTTCGAAAGCACCCTGCAACTGTTGCGTGGTCTGGCCGTCGAGCGTGCCGACATTGGCAACAGCCTGCGGGCCACCCGGGGCGGTCATCAGCTTCTTGGCGCTGTCTTCCGGCCGGATAAAGGGCGCACCAGTGCTGCGAGTGCGAAGAATATCCGCAATCGGGCCGCGCGTGAACCGGTCATTCAACTGCTTGCTGAACTCGCGGGCTTGGCGCAGAGGCACATTATCGGGCAGCCCGGACAGCATGGTGTCCATGACGCTCTCGGAGAGCCGGGTCAGGTTGCGAATAAGCGGCCGGTTCGGGGCCACGGCACTCTCTTCCGTGCGGATCTTGCGGAGGATGTCCGAGCGCAGTGCGTTTAAACGACCAATGGTCATACCTTCGGCCGGGGCGTCGTCCGTCTCGGGCTTCGTCTCGTCCAGAATGCGCTTGACAATATCGTCCGGCAGGGCCTCGGGGCTGGTCTCCGTCATGGTCTCATTGCGGATGCCATATGCCTGATCGCGCAGATTATCCGTGCCGACAATCTCCTTCTTGGGGACGCGGCTCCAGAACTTGTCTTCGCGGAAACGGGCCACACGCTCGGCGCGCTTGGCGTTGTCATAGACTTTCACCGATGAAGCTTCGGGATTACCAGCTGGAATGCGGTTGATCACATTCTCGATCTGCTTATCCACGATGGCCAAATCGCCGTCGATCTGACCCTGCGCGAACGTGGTGAAGTCGCCCGGCTGACCACCCGGATGGATGGGGCTCGTGACCTTGCGACGGGCAAAGGCGGCACCGATGGGCTCCGTGACATTCTTCAACCCACGCGTAGCGACTGCGCCCATAGCACCGGTCGCCGCACCGCCGACGATGCCGCCGAGGGTCCCACCAATCGTGCCTTCACCGCCACCGATCTCATTGCCCAGCACCTGCCCGGGGACAGCCGCAGCCTCACCAGCGATGAACATGCCGGGGTTCTTCTGCACGAACTGCGCGAAGTCCCGGGCAACGAAGTCCTTCAAAGAGACGCCTGCGCGAGCCGCCAGACTGGGGGCAGCCGCGAAAATGGCAGCCGTGGTCAGCGCCGTGTTTAAACCAGCATCGCCCATCTTGGCCGAGATCCGGGTACGATCCGGGTCCGTGTTGATGCCAGCCGCGTTGAACATGGACTTAAACTGGTTTAAACCGGAACTCTCCGGGTCGCCACCGTCGAACAGGTTCACGCCGATCTGCTGCAACAGAGCATCCACCGTAGCGCCCGGCAGAGCCAGCGCCTTAGCGATACCCTCATTGACAGCCGCCATGGCGTTCTCCGTGCCGGAAGTCTGGGTCCCCTGCTCCTGTGCGCCCTGTGCTTGCAGGGCAGCGCGCTTCGCCTCAAGCTTGGCCTGAAACGGATCTGCGCCAGTATCTGCCACCGGGGCAGGGGTAGCCGTAACGGGTGCGACCGCCTCAGGGGCGGCCACATTCGTTGCAGGGTCCATTACTGTACTGTCTTGGATCGCCTTGCGGCGTGCCGCAAGTTTAGCGGCGAAATCATCAGCCATTACTGGGCTCCGCCTTTCAAGGCATTGTACCGGGCAGACAGGGCGTCGAGAGTAGCAAGATCGGAGATACTATCCACGTCCACTGCGCCAAGCTGTTCCATCGTCATCTTGCCAATATCCTGCGGGGTGACAGGCTTAGCCGGGGCAGCCTTCGGGGTAGCCTCCGCCTTAGGCGCACCGACAGCCGTGCTGGCTGCATTCGATACTGCGCCCTCGGCCGAACCAAAGAACTCCTTGGCCTGCTCAATCAGGTTGTCCGGGGTCAGCGCGCTGGACGTGCCTTTCTGGACCTTCTCCAACTGGGCAACCATCTGCTCGCGGGTAGGCAGGGCTGCCATAACCGTGTCCAACTGGTGCATGCGCTGGCTAGCGGCCAAGCGATCCTCCTTCGGGCTGGTGTCATTGGCTTCGAATTCCGAAGCCTGCTGACGCCACTTGCTGATCATATCGAACAACTGGATACCATTGTTCAGCGCCTGTTCCGGGCTCTCCAACGGTCCCATGCTCGGCACGAGGTCCAGCGCCAGCCCAAGCTCCTGCTTAGACTGCTGACCCTTGTTACCGGCGTTCAGACCCTGCACGGCAAAGCGCAACTGGCGCAGTCCATTGCGGCGGATGTCCGAGGACTGCGACTGGTCTCCACCACCCTTGGCCCCAAGCTGACCGGCGATGCCACCGATCAACTCCGAGGTAATAGGTGCAAGGCCAGCGCCAAGGAACATTTCGCTAGGGTCAGCCATCAGATTGGCAACCGGCGTGAAGCCCTTCGGAGCGCCCTCAGGTGCAGCGACGGGTGCAGGTGCCGGAGTGGGCTGCTGCGGGGCAGACATACGGCCACCAGACGAAGCGCCTAGACGGGTCGAGGGAGAGACGGTCCCCAGCTTGGTATCACCAGTGATCTGGGCGATGTAGTTGCGGGTCTCGGCAGGCATGCTGGCGGGGTTCGCACCCTTCTCAATCCAGCGGTTAACATTGCCGGGGCCCCAGTTGTATCCGGCGAGCGCGAGCTTCACGTCACCATCGTACATGTCGAGAAGACGGCGCAGCAACTTGCCACCACCGTCGATGGAGGATGCAGGGTCAAACTGGTTGACGCCGTACTGCTGCGCGGTCCCGTCGATGAACTGCATGATGCCCTTGGCCCGACCATAGCGCGTGGCAATGCCCACGGCGCGCGGGTTGAAGCGGCTTTCCTGATTGGCGACAGCATCGATCATGCCCACCGGCAGGCCGTATTTCTGCGTGGCTGCGGCGAACATGGGGGCATACTGGGCGTGCTGGGAGCGCTCCGCGCCGGTATTGAAGGACGGGATGTCGCCTGACGTGACAGAGGCAGGCTGAGCGCCGGGCTGCGCAGCGGCAGGGGCAGCCGGGTTTGCACCGGGAACGCCACCAGCACCGGGAGCGCCAGCGGGGACAGCACCACCACCGGGCTGCTGTTGCAGGGCAATCGGATTGTCGGGGTCCGTGAGGTCAACAAAGACCTGCGCGCCAGTCGGACGGCCAAGGCTATCCAGCACCGGAGCGCCCTTGATGACGCCCAGAAGGAACTTGTCGGCCTGCTCGCGGTTGAGGACGCCAGTGTCAATAAGGCGCTGGGCTGCGGCTTCACCCTGCGTGGGGTTCTCGGCCTTGCCCGGAGCGGTGAACACGGTCTCAGGCGGCGCAGACGGATCGCCGGGATTGGTGCGTACAAGCGTGCCACCGGGGCTGACTTCCGTGTATTTCGGGTCAGGCGTGGAGATAGCTTTGGTCATATCATTGACCAGACCTGCGATGTCGGGGTCCGAGGTAAAGGCGTCAATGAAGACCGGATCATTCATGATCTGCGCCATCAACTGGTCCGGACGGCCACCATTGGCCTTAAGCTCGGAGAGGCGGGACATGACCTTAGCCCGAGCCCCACCGATCTGAGCGTTCTGCTGGTTCTTGACCGCCAGTTCATTATTCTGCGCACGGAGAGCCACCGGCTCTCCGAAGATGCTGTCGAAGATACTCGCCATGTTCGTTCCTTACCGGGGGGCCGGGTTATAAACGGAGCCAATGAGGCCAGTGATGCCGGGGATGATGCCACCCTTGGTTTCGCTCTCGCCCTTCGTGGCGACAGTCGGGGAGGTAGCAGCCTGCGTGACACCGAGGGCAGCAAGAAGCGCCTGAATACGGGTCTGGAATTCCTGTAGGCCGTTATCGATGCCAAGCTGCTGGATAAGACGCGGCAGACCCTGAGCCTGAAGGTTCTTGATCTGGCTGTCCAACTGCTGGGAGTTGAGGGTAATGGCCTCCTGCTGACGACCGCGTTCGGCCTCCTGCGTGCCGAATGAAAGCTGCGTAGCGATGTCAGCCATGGCCTGCGTAGCACCGCGCGTGGCGATAGCTGCGGCCCGGTCGAAGGCCGAAGAGCCCTGCGGCTGGGTCATCTGGCCAGCCTGCGTGAAGCGGCCGGGGAGTACCCGGGAGAGGGTTTCCTCAAGGTTCTCCAGCGTGGGGCGCTGCGCGGCCTCAATGGAGGCGTTCAGGAACGGATTGGCCATTTCGCCACCCGGCAGGTACTTGCCTGCAAGGAGGTCGTTGATGTAGTTCTGCGCGTTCGGATTGACCGACTGCTGTTGAAGCTGGTCAAGAGAAGTCTGTTCGTTGGCCGTCATCGGCGCAGCAAGGTTCTGCCCGGCAGCCTGAGCTTCGGCAGCCCCATACTGGGGAATGCCCGTCATACCGCCACCAGTGCCCGTACCAAGAAGCTGCTTCAGGATATCCGCGAACGGCTGCTGAAGGTTCTTGAACGGCTTCGGGGTCATATCGACCGGTTCCGAAGTAGATTTGCTGCCGCCGAAAAGGCTGTCCATTAGGTTTCTCCTAGATCGATCTCAATTAGACTGGCGATCTTGCCAGCAGAACCGGCAGCGGAAAAAACCTTTTGCCATGCTTCGTCAGAATGCCCGGACCCATTGAGGGCCCAGACCTTTATATAGCCTCTGTCCTTGACAAAAGCCACAGCTTCACGTATGGTGGCGTCCCGAATTTCGGGAGAACCGGCGTTGAAAAAGACCGTGCATTGCGGGTTCGGGGAGAGCGAGGACTGGGGTAGCCCGATGATGCACAGTGTAGTGGGTTTGTGGTCCTCAAAACCGACGAAGACCCCAAACAAGGGGTCCTCTATAATGCCACGGATATCGTCGGTTGCTGCCTCGACCACAATAGAGCCGAATACAGAGTAGGAATAAGCTGCCTCGAACAGGTTACGAAGGTCAGGATGGTCAAGACCGTCGCCATTTTGTAGCCTCAGAACTGTCATGATTACTCGACTTTGCTAAAGATGATGTCCGTATATACCTCGTTCATGCCCGCAGATCCGGCCTCGCCAAATCCCCGGTTATTTCCGCCCATGTAGCAGCGGACTTCAAAGACCTTCGACGCGGTAATGGTCATTCGGCCGCGCAGATGAAGGGTCGTGGTGTTGTAAATACCACCCTGCGAGCCGAATTCCAGATAGCCGCTGGAACCGATCATCTGCACCGCACCGTCCGTGACGTTGTACAGATAGAGCTTGCCGCGCGTGTTGCTGTTGAGGCCACCAGTGCTGATGGGCGTCGAGCAATCAACGTCGTAAGTGCCGGACGGCAGGGTAACGCGGTTGCTGCCGAGGGAAGCGCCCGAAATGGAGTTGTGGACGACGGCATTCAGGACGCGGGTGTTCGCACCAGCCGAGCCATTGCCACCATCCGTGCCGCTGGAGCGCTGATCCTGCACGTGCAGACGGCGCGTGCCGGGCAGGTCGCCAACGTCCACCAATACCGTAGCGCCCGTAGCACCGTTCACACCAAGCAGGAAATCGTCCCGGGACAGGTCCGGTTCAACACTATCGAAGCTCCAAGCGGAGAAGACTTCTGCATATTCCACGTCCACAGATCCGAGATTGCCCGGATCGAGGAAGATGTTGAAGATCGTGCCGCCGTAGGTGAAACCATAGGTGATACCGATGATCACGCCACGGAGACTGTCGGCCGTAGCATACTGCGGCGTGCGGGAGGCTGCGCCAGAGGCGGGGACGGTATAAATGCCGTTTTCGGTCGCGTTTGTCTGCTCCTTGACGAACACAATGTCGCCAGTGACCAGCGAAACACCGTCTACAGAGGCTCCGGAAACCAGCCCAGAGGACAGATTTACGTTCGTGGTGGTCGCCAAACGGGCCCGTGCAGGGGCCATAACTGCCTTCGTATTGGCCAAATACTGCCCAACAAGGGCCCATCCAGTGCCGTTGGAAATGACCCAAACGACGTCAAATTGGCTCCGCAGGGCCAAAGTCGTCGCGCCATCGACCAATTCGGTGCCGCTGGGGTCGATTGTGACCGTATTTGCGCTGGTATCGACCTTTTTCACGCCGATCAAGATGTTCGCCGTCGAAGCGGCGGGCAGATTGACCGTGCGAGCACCGCCAGAGGCGTCCATCAGGTAGATTGTGCCGTCATCGGCCGTGGTAGCGGTCTCGTTAGCGGATACAGCCTCGATACGCCAGCGGCGGAACGGCGTGTTCAGCCCGGGGAAGGTGTTCTGGAGGACTTCCTTGATCAGACGCAGGTGATTGTCGCCCTGCGAGACGTTATCGTTGGAGCCCGGGTTTGCGGGGACCAGATCCGAAATGTAGGTGGCGGTTTCGAGGCCCATGGTAGCTCCTAGAGGGTATGTCCGTAGAACCAGATCGTCTTGAACTCTTCATCGTTTAAACCGAATGATGCCCGGTTCTCGGCAATGAGCCAATGGTCTGGTTTATATTCGTCTGATTGCTTAGCCTCTATTTGGTCCTCCAGCGGGAGGGTATCAACAAAGGCCATGATCGTCTGGTGCAGGCCAGTGCGGGCAAGAACCTTCCAGAACTGCTTATTGGTCAGCGTCGGCCAGCGGAGGATGGGGCCCGGCAGCCCGTAGACCGCCAGCACGTCCGTCAGTTCTTCCTCGGTTGCGATTTCCGTGTAAGGCAACGGAATAACGGGGTCAGTGGGAATATACCCACCGACCGCGCTGGACCAGACCTTGGAATTCTCAAGGACCAGCCACTTCCACTGGAAGGGATTGTAAAGCGAGACCTTCCGGTCAAGGTTAAACCTAGAGATATTGACCTCCTGTGGAAACGCCACCGGCGACATTGCCGGGGAGGAAGGTTGCGCCCTTGCCTCCAGTAAAGATGATCGAATTCGTGTCAGCATTGTAGCGCGTGCCCGTAGCTGCGCCGCTTATCGTAGCATTGTCGCAGATGATGGACCCAAGCCGAGACGCGTAGGCGAAGTAGGAGAAAGCTGGGGTGCCGGTCAACGTCCAAGTACCACTACCCCAGTCCACCGAACCACCGACCATGGTGCAGTGCATGGAAGCACCGCCGACGATGCCAACATTGCCATAATAGAAAGCTTGACCACCGGGGCCGCAGTAGAGTTGGAAATTCGAGCAAGCTCCATACTGCACATTGCCGAGGTAAACGATGCCACCAGCCTCGACAGCCACGCCGTTGCCGCCAGCATTGGTAAAGCGGCAGCCTTCGATAGCAAGGACCGCACCACTGAAGACTTCGCAGGCGGAGTTAAAGATGACAGAGCCCGGAGAGCCAGTATTGCCAGTAAGCGTAACGTCGCCGGAGCCCAGCCATGGCCCGTTAATACCGAAACCGGCATATGTGCCGTTGCCGACTTGGATGGTGACGTTGTAGATGCCAATATCCAACTGCTGGACAACGGACATCGCCTTGACCAAGGTCAGGAAAGCGCCACCAGCGTTGTTCACGAGGCCAGTGTTGCTGTCGCTGCCCGTCGTCAGGACGTAATAGGTGCGGTTCGCGGTGAGCCGTTCCCGGATAACGCCAGCGGCGATCTCATTGGCGGCAATCAGCGTGCCAGCGGTGAAGGTGTCAGCTACCGTCTGTCGGACAATACCGGTCGTGGCCAGCGCTTCGATGGAAGCAAGGCCGTTCGCCAGCACCAAGTTGATGTTGCCTGCGATACCGGCCGGGTTCGTAAACGTGATGCCCGCAGCGGGCGCACCGAGGGAGCGCGTGGCAAACGTGTTGGTGGTCGTGCGCACGACGATGCCGACCGTGGCAAGGTTCTCCAGCGCAGCAAGGTCATCAGCCAGCGCGACCGTGAACGTGCCGCCACCGGTAATGGGCCCGCCAGTGAAGGTGATGCCTGCCGCAGGCTGCGTGATGGCCACCGACGTGACAGTGCCGATCTGCGCATTTGGGGCGATGCCGCTGAGCTTGGTAGCCTCGGTGTCCGTATAAACGCGATAACCAGCCGAAAAGGCAACCGTGAGGTCGCCTGTGCTGGTAACGGGCGAATTCGTGACCGTGAAGCCGGTAGGCATGACGAGACCAACGCTGGTCACGCCAACAGCCGCAGCAGCGGCCCAGCCAAAGTCGTAATTGGCGGCGGAGAGCTTGACGAGCGTCTGCCCGAGCGTGCCACCTTGCAGGTTGACAGCGCCCGTGTTCAGGGTAGCGGCGGCAGCGGCAGCCAGAGCAGCACTAGCAGCGGCGTCATCGGCAGAGCCGTCAGCGGCCAGAGCAGCAGCCTCGCTGTTGGTCTCAGAGATAGCCGCGTTGGCCTCACTGAGGGCAGCCGCGTCAGCGTTGGCCTCGGAGTTGTCGGCCGAAGTCTGGCTGTTCTGTTCCGAAACCGCAGCATTGGCAGCGGCCTGTTGGGCTGCCTGCGTGGCAGCGATAGCGGCACTGGCGTCAACGTCATCACGCCGCGCGAAGAGAATTTCAGTCACTGTCCAGTCCGTTCCCAGCCCAGTTCATCGGGCCAATTCTTCCATGTCTGCGGCACGATCACCTCCAGCGTATAGCGCTGCTGGAGCTTGCGTGTCGTTATAGGCGAATTCTGGGTAAGGACATCGACCGTCTCATAACCAACTCGGCCACCCCGTACAAAAAACCGCAATTCGGGGTGGCCGGGCAGGTGAGGCTCGTCATACGATTTATACCAGACAGCAGCCTGCTTGCGTAGATTAATATCGTCTGTTATGGCGAAATAGTCAAGCTCGCCCATAAGTGCATGGGTAAGCTGCCACCATTTGCCATCCTCGCGGTCCTGAATAAGCACGAAATTCGGGAGCGGAGGGACCTGTTGCTGGCCCATCCACGTTCCGTAGCGCGTGCGCTGTCCGGCCCGCAGGTAGTTGAAGCCGGGCGGAACGCTCACAGGGCACTCCGATCAAGGCGCAGCCAGTCAGTGCCGTCCGAGAAGGCCACAATCGAGCCACCGGCAGCGTCCGGGACCAGCACAAGACGGCCCTTGGACTTGGCCGGGTCCGGGAGATCCGCCTGCGCGAACTCGTCGGTAGCCCAGTTGTTGATGGAGTTGGCGTGTTCGGAGAATGCCTGCATCAAGCCGTTGTAGAGGGAGTTGAGATAGCCCGAAACGCCCTGAATGTCCGAGTAGGAACCAGACTGGGCGAGGCCGGGGGATTTAGGGACTTTGATCACAGGGGCAGGCTTTCAGTACGTCTTGCATTGTCCCGGTAATCTGTTTCCCGCACTTCTTGCAGGTACGATACCAGTCGTCTTTCTTGGCGTTAAGCTCGTTTAAACGAAGCTTGGCGTCAGCCGTCATTGTTCTCGCGCTCATCGTTTGCCTCCGGGACGGATGTCAATGTCATAGCCTTCGACGGCCCAGATATCGTTCTCGTTGGTGCCGTCAGAGGCGAACTCGATCTCATAGAACCGGGCGCGGCGGTAGGGCGCTACGAAGTTCTCCCCGTAGGCCAGCCCGCGCGTGTCCTGCGCCAGTGAATAGACCTGATCAGAGCCCTCTACCGAAACACCAGACGGAAAATCTGATAGGAAAGCTCGGACCCTGACTGAGCCTTCACCGCCAATTTCCGACCGAACCATGGGATATACACGAGCAAGTAAGCCGCGCATGCGGCCATCGCCCATAACGCGCCGTCCGAAATGTACGAATGAAGGAAGTGCAACGCCGTCTCCTGTGCTGCCTGAGTTGATAGTGTAGATCTTGCCGTCCGAGCTTCCAACAAGGTTAAGCGGGAAGGCCGTAAACGTCAATTGCTCGTTCCAGCGGAAATCGACCGTGGCCCAAGTGTCGGTAGCCGAAGCCCACGTCAAACCCTCCTGCTGGGAGTAGTATCCGGAGGTGGTAAACGGGAAGCTGCGGCGGGAATACGGGAACGGAGCCCCTTGCGGGACCTCTTCCAGATAGTGTTCCGAGTGCGCGATGACAGGCGGGACGTTATTCGTCGGTCCCTGCCCTGCGCCGTCGTCCGTCTGGAGCGGCAAGCACCAGATCAGGTCGGCATTCTCGTTGTCGAAGTGCGCAAAGCCCATTGCCTCGCGGGTAGGGTCCCGGGAACTGATGATCTCGCGCCAGACGTGCATGTTGACCTCGGTCACAACGCCGCCATCGAACTTGTACTGGCTGTCCTTGCCCAGAAACTCATGGTAGGAGCCGTAATCGGCAATCAGGTCGCCAGACAGCGGCCCGAGGCCCGAGAAAGCCTTGCGAAAGATGAAAATAATCGGATCGCCCACGAACTGGGCCAGCACGCCGGTCAGTTCGCAGTAAATCACGAGGTTGTCACCCAGCGCCATCATTTCACGGATGCCGTCCGTGCCCGACTGGACCACAAACTGCTCCGACAGGCCACCGGTCGTGAACAGGGGACGCCCAACGTCAGAATTGATGAAGGACGTGGAGAGGTTTTCGCCAGCCTGCACGAGGTTGCCGTAAATGACCATGTTCGAATAGACCGCGAGGGCCTTGCAGGTGAAGTCTAGACCAGCATCAACGACGGCAGATGCGTTACCGTCCCAACTAACAATAGGGTCCACCCCATTCGTGGCAATCCATAGGTCGTTTCCACTGTCGCCATCATTGAGAAAGGTAACTTCGTCCCACCGGGTGAGGTAATCGCCGGTAAAGATCTTTCGAACCGTGTAGGCCGTGCCACCGGCAATAGGAGCGCCAGTAACAGGACCAGTAAGCGTAAGTTGCGTATCACTATTGACTACTCCGATGGTGTACCATACTGCACTGACCGACGTGGTATTAGCCGACCCGAAGGAGATCTGATCTCCCGGCGAGACGTTTGCCGTCCATAGGCTTCCCGAGCCAGTAACGACGGCAGGATTAGCTGCGGAGACTGCAACAGTCCCAGTGACGTAATGTGGAGTGATGTATGAAACGGTTTTGGTTGCACTGTCATACCGATACAAATCCGTGGGGGTGCCGAAGATCAACCGTTCAGTACCGTCGCGGAGGAAGAAGTTTGCGATCAGCTTGACCGGCCCGTTAAGCTCGACTAGCGGGGCAAAACGTGCCCAGCCGATGTTCAGATTTGTGAGTGCGCCCTCCTTGACGCGGAAGTTCAGGCCGTCAACAATCGCCTGCAAAGGCGTAGCCAATGAAGTGGTGTTCAGATAGAGCCCGAAATTCGGGTTAATGACGGCAGTGGACTTCTTGGCAGGCATTAGCGAGACACCTCAAAACCGCGAGCGCCTTTCCACACCGGGACAAGGGTATCGAACCCGGCTAGACGCGACTTCTTATCTTGGGCCAGCACGTCAGCGTACTCCCCAGCGGCAGCCTGTGCCCAGACGGCCATGCGTTCCTCGTCCCAGTCCACGCCAAAGGCATCCTTGGCGGCATGGTATACGATGAACTCTTCCAGATTGTCCGTGAACCAGTTGCTGTCGCCCTCGGAGACCAGCTTCGGCAGCCAGCGCCAGTAGGGGATGTAAACCCGGTATTCGCCGTCCGGGTAGTCGGAGATCCCGTCCGGCAGGGGCCAGACTTCCAAGTTGGTCGCGCCGTTGATGTCCGTGGGCTCAGCCTGAAGCAGGAAGACGGGGCGACCGTCACTGTCCGTGTTTAAACGCGTAAGGATGGCGTTGCGGTTGGCTGCATAGGACAGGGCCCAGTTGCCGCCGAGGTTGTCAACGCCGTAGGGCGTGCCGCGCTGTTCTTTCCAATCGGCCGGAATGGCGGCTAGAAGCCGCTGATCTAGAACCGTAACCGTGGAAAGCTCAGCTTCCATCACGCGCCAGTTGTGTTTCGACTGGACCTTGCGGATGGCGGCGTTGATAAGAATGGGGACCTCCGCAGCCGTCGCGGCGGGAAGATCAATGACGCGACGTTCGACGCGAGCGCGGATTTCTGCGAAAGTAGCCATGGGCTACATATAAGAAAGGGGCCAGCCTTTTACAGCCAGCCCCCAAGTTTACGAAAGGAGTACCCAATGTGTCAGTAGAGACTATTCAGCCCCGACGACCTTACCCTTAACCACCTTGCCGTCCTTCCCATTCGGGGAGAGCTTTTCGATCAGCGCATCCGCGATGGCGCGGGACTGAGGCTGTGAAATCAGGGCGTTGCCGTCCGGGTCCTTGATAATATAGCGACCGAGGCCGATGTCTACAATGGTGAAACCGTCACGTTCACGGACAATCTTCGTATCGCCGTCATCGAGAGCATCAATCTCGGCTTCGATCTGGTCACGAGCAGCCTTAATGCGTTCCTGACGCAGCCGCATCTTGGCCAGCTTGTCAACGTCGAAACCGGCCTCAAGGGCCAGTTCCGGCGAGACTTCCGAGCCATAGGCGTTCAGGTAAACGCCCGGGGTATCCACGTACATGTAAACGGCGATGCCCGTTGCCGGGTGCTGCCGCTGATGTACGCCACGATCAAGATCAATATGTGCCATAATTCCCTCGTTTAAGCGTTAAGCTTGAGTGCGTTGATGATTGCGGTCTGCTGGGCCACAATGGACGCCAGCGCATTCTTGATCGCAACCAGATCGGCCTGCGCGTAGGAACCACCGGCTGCGATTGCAGCGATGGTGCCCGAAGCAGAACCGCCCGAACTATCCGTGAGCGGGGTAATAGCTCCGGCCGTAGCGACACCCTGAATACCAAGGTTCTTACGGGCCAAAACCTTACGCGCGACCGGGGACAATACCCCGGCCTGCGTATCCAGCACGTCGTTCAGTTCGTCAAAATGCGCGTAAGTCGCGAAACCTGAGACGCCTGTTCCCATTTTACTTAGCTCTTCGTTACGCCTGCGAGGGTTTCAGCCTCGGCCAGACCTTCGCCCCAATAGTAGATGGCGAGATAACCAGTGCCAGCACCCGCAGCGACATTCACGTCGAAGAGGATCGACTGACCCGGATAGAGCTTGATCGGACCGGCCGGTTCATTGTCAATCTTGCTACCGTCGAGGCCAGTGGACTGGGCCACCGGAAGGATGATATCATGATAGTTGAACTTGCCAGCGGCGACAGCACCAACAACCCACGTCTCAAGGACAGTGGAGCCCGTACCAACAGTCGTGCGCTTGATGATGTCAATCGAGCCCGAGCCCGTTGCCGAGGTCGTCGGAATGAAGGCAGCCCGCCAAACCGTGCAGACTTCGCGAGCTACAAACTCGTAAGTCGTGGAGGCGGAGGCGATATTGAAGGCCGGGCTAAGCTCGACCTTATCGTTGACGACAATATTTGCCATTTTCAGTAATCCTTACAGGGAGGCCAGATGAATGGCGCGAGCCAGAGACGGTCGTTCCCAGACAAGGAAGGCTTCAATCGTGCCAACCCAGCCAACCTCGCGGAAGGTGCCCAGTTCCTCGGGAACGCCTGCGCGGATCTCGGGGGCTTGGATCTGGAGAAGGCCACCAGCGTCTGCACCGAAGAACAGAGCTTCACCAGTCGTCAGAGACGTGCCAGCGAACTGGGACAGAGCCTCATGATGATTGGTTTCGAAGAGCGCGAAGCCTTCGATGTCCTTAAGCTGGCCGGTCATCAGCGGAACGCTAGAGGTCGGAGCAATCCAGTCCTTGTAGTCCGGGTCATTCTTGAGGCCACGAGCAGCCTTGACGGACAGGACACCGACATACTTGCCGTTACGGAACGGCGGGCACTTCAGGTCGTCAGCGAGGTAGTCATGGATGCGGCGAAGATCCTGCACGCCGAGGTTACGGTCAGAGACGCCCGCAGCCGCGCCCGAGGTGGAGAACGTGCCACCAGAAACGGTCGGAGTGTACTTAACCGGGGTCTTCTTCAGCGCAGCGGCGCACATGGTGTCCATCGTGAGGGACATCTGGTCGCGGAGAGCAGCCTGAATGGGGTTCGTAATGTCGAAGAACGTGAGGTTCTTCTCGAACTCGGTCATCGGGACCTTGTAGCCCCACTGGGAAACGCTGACCTGCTTCGTCTCAATGGCCGGACGGCCCGAGGGAATGCGGTCAAGCTCCGAGATACGATTGGCTTCCGGCAGTGCCAGAACACGCGTGATGGTTACGCTCTCACCCTTGCCCTTGCCGAAGCCGGGTTCCGGGCGCATAAAGCGCATAAGCTGGACATCAGCAATGCTTTCACGGCGGATGTCACTGGAGAGCGCGTGGTTCCGGTAGACACCAGACGGCGCATCATATTTCCAACTCATAACTTGTAAACTTCCTTCTGGGAGTTGTTTAAACGCCGTTACCGGCTTGGCTCCCTATATTTACGCAGGGAGCCTTACCAGTTCAAGGGCTAGAAAAAGCCCGAGGACTTCTGGAGCGCCTTGATGTCAGCAAGGAAGTCGCCCGGCTTGTCCTGTTCAACGCGTGTCGGCTTGCCTCCACTCTCCTGACCACCAAGAATACCGCCAGTACGGAGGATGTTGGGGTCGCCCTGAGAGTTGAAGATGTCATCGGCGTCTTCTTCGGTCTGTTCAGCGGCGAACAGAGACGGATTGAACTTGCGGGCTTCCTCCACAACGTCATTGTAGAAGGCATCCGGGTTCGCAAAGGCGTACCGGTCGATGTCGATGTTGGCAGCCTTCTTGGCCGTCAGCACTTTGGTGGCCACGAACTCGATTACGTCCGTGTGCTTGGCCAGTTCCGGGTGCATGGCACTGAAACCGTTCCACAGATTGTCGATTTTCTGCTGCTGGGTCTGAGCCTGCGTCTGCTGGGCGCGGGAAACAGCCTCGCGAGACGAGATCGTGCCCTCAACGTAGCTGGCAACGCGCTCATTGAACGCCTTGTTCCACGCATCGGGGTCTGCATACTGGTCCGGGAGGCCCGACAGGTCGAGCTTGGGGGCCTCGGGCGGCGTATAGGTAGCCGGAGCGGCTGGAGCCTGCGTCATCAGAGCCTGATTGGCCCGCTGAAGCTGGGCGTTGCTGGCTTCCAACTCAGCAAGACGCTGAGCAAGCTGCGCGGTGTTGCTATTGTCGGGTGCGCGGGGCTTGCCGTTCTCGTCCGTACCGAAATACTCGAAAATGTCCTTAGCCTTGGTGGCCATAGTTGTGTTCCTTGATGTTAGGGTATGCTTATTAAATGGTGTTTGTGCGGCCCGCTGCACGATTTGGGTCTACGAGGTTCGGATGGGTGATCGGCAGGCTACGAACCTTGCCTTCCAGCGAACTGAGCATCTTGTGCTGCGCGTGCCTAGCGTGCCAGAATGCCAAAGCCTTGTCGGCTGTCAGTGTACCGTCATCGATCTGGCGGAACACATTGATTTCAATGACATTTGCCTGACGGGCCACTACATTGCGCAAAACTGGCAATGTAGCAGCGATTGTAGCGATGTCACTGGCGTAAAGGTCGTCGTCTTGCATCTAAATACCTTCTCCCTTGGGGTGAGCGGCAGTGCGCTGGCCCACGTAGTTTCCGGATTTGTCCTTCATAGTGCGGTTGCTCTTGCGGAAGTCCTCGGACTTCTTGTTGAGCTTGCGCGTCAGGGCCCCTTTGGCGATCTCCTTGGCAAGATCGGTCGGCTGGCCATCCGCACCCTTGCCGGTGCGGAATGACTTTAGCTGTTTAAACGCGTTATCAGACATCTATCGGGCTCCTAGGATCGCGGCGAGGATCTGCGCGAAAGCGTTGTTGCCGTTATTGACCGGCGTTGCAGGCGGAGCCGTCTCGCGGCCCGGGAGGACCATGTTGGCGACTGGCGTCGGTGCGGCGGCAGGAGCGGGTGCGGCTGCCGGAGACCGTGCGCCAACCCGACCAGTAATCGGGTTAGCAAAGCCGGAGTTGGGCAACAGTCGAATTCCGTTAGAAGTGGCGACCGCCGAGTTGTTTTTCTGAGAGTTAATGCTATCCACTTTGGGCGGCTCCTACTAGCTGCGCGATTTGCTGCATTCCATCAGCAATTCCACCACCCGGAGGTGCAGGCTGCTGTTGGGCCGTCTGCTGCGCAGCCATCAAAGGCTCCGTAGCGGCCCTAATCATCTTCTGGCGCTCACTCGGCTGGAGCGACTTCGGATCGATATTCGACATGAGCAGCAACTGCTGGACCAAAGTCGGGACATCGATAGCTTTTAGGAACTCCTGCAAGAGCAGTTCGTTTGCGCCAACAACCTGCATGATGCGCAGGAGGCTGGAAAGCATCTGACCCTTGGCAATCAGCGTGCTAATGCCTCGGGCTTGGAAGGTGAACGGCCGAGCGATGAACTCCTTGCGCCGGGAAATGAGCGCCTGATACATTTCAGGGCCCGCTGCGGCGGCTAGACGCTTGTCATTGGGGTTCGCGTGCTGGAGGCCGGTCTGCCACACCAAGTCGAGGGTCGGATCTAGCCAGCGGCTCTCGATAGTCTGAGCCACGCTCCTAACGAGCGCTGACGAGCTTTGCTTTGTTTCCATGACTTCGGTAGCCGAGGTACGGGAATTAGGGGCAAATTGTCCCATTCCGATCTCGTTAATGCCCGCAGCTTCGCGTAGCTCATTCTTCAGTGCTGTCCACATGTTGACGGCTTCGGCCGGAAGGGTTCCAAGGTCCAAAGCCTTTGCGAAATCTTCTGGGCGGAAACCTTCCTCCAGAAGGAACATCTTGTTGGGCGTGATGCCGGTCGTCAATTGCTCTGGATTAGACAGCATCCCGGGCACGACGGCGAAAGCCTTGAGAGACGACGTATGCACGGCGTCCAACAGCATGTTAGTAAGCTCGGTAAAGGTCCCGGCTAGGGTCCCGAAGTCCTCCATGTATGAGCGGCCATAGGGCGACAGCGGCACGGTAACGAGCGGCGCATAGGTCAGCCAGTCCTTGCCATGCCAAAACGGGTTCTTTTCGTGGCGCAGCAGGAAGCGGTTGTTGGCGACCACAAACAGGCCGTCCTCCATCGCCTTGCCTTCGTTGTCCACGACGGTTGCATAGTATTCGTCGAGCATAACAGGCGTGCGGGAAGTCGAGACCTGCTGGCCGACACCCGTAAGCTGTTCACGCTGCTGGCGTTCCTCGTCAATAAGGGCCCCAGCAAGGTAGTTTAGCTCCGAGAGGTCCCAGATCGACTGGCCCGATCCGTCTTTTTCCTTGGCCATATGAGCAAGCTCATGTCGATCAAGCTCAACACGACGTATACGGTAAAGATTACGGTAAGTATGGTCGAGCCAGACATTGCGCGGGTCCACTGTTTCGATGGCAACGCGGCCACCTTTGACATCATCCTTCCAGCAAACGAGGCTGGAGCATGCCATGAGCGCGCCGAGCTTGGTCTGTTCCTCGAACACGGCGGTAAAGTCGAGCGGCGTACCACCTGCATTGCGGCCCGAACGGGTCAGCCAGTAGTCCGTCATGCGCTTGACTGCCATGGACAGGTCGCGCTCGTCGTCGGCGGGGTCCACAACAGTATAAAAACCCTCGGGCGTAGCCACGAGAGCCTCTTTAAGCGCAGCGGAGAACCGATCCACGAAGCTCGGAACCTCCGGCATGACCTGCTTAGACTGCCAATCGGCCTTCTTGGTCATGTCATAACGGTTCCAGTACAGGTCGAGGTTCTCGCGCCACTTGTCGTCGCGGGCGTTCATGCCCCCAGACCGGGCGTTTCGGGCCTCTTCCTGATAACCGTTCAGGGTTTGCACGATCTGAAGCTCGCGCTCCCGGTCGCCGGACCCGATATAAGCGTCGGCCATGTTTAAACCTACCTGTTAACGATACGAAACCGTGATATCCGGGGCCACAGTGCCCGTCGTGACAATGAAAAGGCCGGTCGCAAAGCCAACGTCGAAGGCGAAAGAGCCAACATTGTTCAAGCTGTCGATGACCGCGATGACCGTGCCAGCGGCTGACGTGCCATCATAGACCGTGACCGTGCTGGCGACTGTGCCCTTGGCGTTTACCGTGACGGATTTCAGGGTTCCCGCGCCGGTCTTGACGAGGGTGGACGCCGCAGTGTTAATTCGTTTAAACGAGTTAGGCACCGGGACCGTACCGTCAGCGTCTAGAGCAATCGTGCCATAGATCGGTGTCAGGTACGCGCCGGTTCCATCGATATCCAGTACATTCCCGTACCGCTTAGCTGCCATTGTAGGTCTCCTATAGTGGGATGTTCAGTCCCACATATAAGGGTCCCTTAGCTTAAAGGCCAGATCCGTGCCGTGGCAGCACCAGCCCGGGCCGTCCGAGGATACCGCCCGGAGACTTCTGGAAGTAGCTCGCCTCTTGCGGCAGGATGCCGGGTTTACGGTCGAATAGCTTACCCAGCGGGAACAGGACGGCTGCGCCATAAGCCAGCGCGTCACCCGGGTGGGAGTGGATATTCTTCATCGGCTCGCCAGCGGTGATGCCGGTACGGGAAACATGGTAGTGCCAGCCTCCGCGCAGCGCCATCCAGATTGCTCCGGCCCGTTGCTTGTCTACCTGTACCAGACCGCGACCGCCAACAGTGCGAGTAAGTACAGCACGAAGGGGCTCAACCCTATGAGCAGTTCTAACCGGCCCGTTACGCCACGTTCCGCCCAAGCTTTGCCGGATATACTGAACCGCGTTGCGGTGGATCGAAGTTTGTTCGCGTTCATTTCCTGCGGGGTCTCCAATGTGCATCAAGCCCATCTTCTTGTAGCGCTCGGTAAGGAGGGGTTTTACGCCGTCCTCTATAAGTTCCACAACACCAATGCCGTCACCAACAAGAGCATCCAGAATGTTCCAGTAACCGAGGGGCGTGCGTTGGGTAATGATGCACGTCGGATTGTGCCCAAAGTCCCAGCAGCACACAAGTGGCTGACCCTGCACCGGGTTAAGGGAGTGCGAGAGGTGGAGCCGGTCATTCCACTGCGGCGTGACTGCTTTGCCCTCTGCCTGAAAGCCGAACTCGCCATCGACAAACCGGCGAATAAGGTCGGGACGATGGCCCCAGAGCTTCCGAAGGGAGTTATAGTAGTCGTCTGGGAGGTTCTGAATATTCTCTGGAGCAAGGGGCTGCCAGAGGGCGTAGTTGTTCTCGTTGGCGTTGACAACAAACTTCTGATAGGTCCAGTGCGCTTCATCGGGATTGTTCTCCGCAAGTTTGGCTGCATACCACTTCATGCCCGGCTGGCGCAGACGCGACATGCCGATGTCAAAAATCAGTTCATCGATACCGGCACTACCCACGGCAGGGGCCGGTTCGTCCAGCGCGATCCCAGCAAGCTCGCGGCTCATGAGTTTAGACGCGTCCTGAGGGTCGTCCATACCGAGGAAGGTGACTTCCCCTTGGGCCACTCCGTTGGCCCACGTGAAAGTCTTCTGCGTGGCGTGCCACGTGCCGTAAATGCCGGGCGGGAACCATTCGAAGAAGCTCTTGAGGGTGGTCGCTTGCAGGTTCTCCCACGTGTCGCGGATGATAGCCCACTTCGCGCCGGGATTGTGGCGGGTATGGTACAGGCACGACCAGACGAGGGCCGTCGATTTGCCCTCGCCCATGCGGGACGAGAAGAGATCCGCCTTAGCGCGGCTCTCAATGAACGCGCGCTGAAGGGGATTAGGTACAAAGTTGGTATTATGTTCGGTCATTTCTCGCCTGTGATGTCTTTCCTGCGGGCTGCACCGCGTGCGCCGTGCTTGGCGAAGTATTCCTTACGGGCTTCGGCCTTAGTTTTCGGACCAACCACAGCTTTTCCCGGGCCAAGTAGCGGAGCAATAGAGGTATCAGCCATCTGCTCCTGCCGGAACTCCGTGTCGATCTCAATCGTTTCTGCTTCCTCAACAATATTCTCGGCCTCCAGCCTGTAAATGTCCGGGTGATCCACTGTGCCACCACCTGCACCAACGTTGAGGTCCAGTGTAGTGGAGATATTGACCGGCACGGTAACTACGACGGCAGATTTCTCGCTGAACACGCGTGCATTGCGGCGCGCTGCGCTCCAGCGCAGTTGGTTCATGAGGACTTCGGCTGCGCGGACGTGCTGGGAGGTCAGGCCCTGCATATTGCGGATCTGCCTACCTACAAACAGGGCCTCTTCCTCCATGGAGTAGGAGCTTAGTTCCCGGGCTGCATGGTAAGCGCGGCCGAATTCTGGATAGGCCAGCACCCAGCGGTTGACGGTTTGCCGGGTGGGGAAGCCTTCCTCTTCGCAGATTTCCTTAAGCGTGTCCCCTTCGGAGATCCGTTCGCAGATTATTAGGCCCAGTTCTGGGCTGTACCCTGATACCCTGCGGGCGCCGTTTTTTACCTCCGGCAGCCCCAGATCGCGGTCCTTCTGGGGCAGCCCAACGGGGGTATTAGGCGGAAGCGATGATTTGCGCAAAGGCGTCATCCTCTATTTCGCGACTAGTCGGCTCAGTCTTAGGAGCCCCTACGGGGTTATCTGTAGCCGGAGCCGCATCCGTACCAGCGGGTATCAGTTCTTGGGACAGAGCCCAGCGCCAAGGGCCCAGACCGGGGTCCCGGATGGAACGGACCAGTCCCTCCTTTGCCCGGTTCAGGGTACGAGGGGAGATATTTTTGAGCTTGGCCTGAGCGAGTGCCTCAGACGCCAAGACTGGGCCATTGGCGAGTAGTGCCATAAGAAAGTGCTTGGCAGGACCATGGTCCTTGGGGATGGTGGTCGTGCGTGCCTCGCGGGGCTTGGGCCCGAACTGGTGGTTCTCGATGATGGACCATGAGAACTGGTCTCCGATGGTGAACTCAATGGGTGGGCCCTTCTTGGCGACGTTGGTTTTGATATGGTGCAGGACCTTGCGGTCGCCGTCTTCGGCGGCGTACAGGCCACTGCGCACGGCAGCGATGCCGTCCACGGAGCCGAGGCCCTTGTAGATAGCTTTCTCCGAGTGGTTAGCACCGGAGGCCGACTTGCGGACGTGCCGGACAATGACAATCGCGCAGCCGGTTTCAGCGGCCAGGTGCCCGATGGGGCCCATGACGGCGCGGACTTCGTTGGCCTTGTTCATGTCTACCTTGCCACCCATCCATGCTTGAATGGGGTCGATGATGACCAGAGTGCAGCCGGTCTCGGTAATGAGGTCGCGCAGCTTGTCCAGCCCGGAGCCGTCGAGGGTGAAGAACTCCGAGGTAATGAAGACCTTGTGAACGTCAGCCTGTAGCAGGTCCAGCCGGGGCCGGGTGGTGTCGGCGGCGTCGTCCTCGCTGTTTAGGATCAATACGGTCCCGGGCTTGCGGCCGACGATTTCCTCGCCGGGCAGGCTTTTGCCGGTAGTCACGGCGGCTGTGAGGGCAATGGTGATCCACGACTTCCCGATACCCGGATCGCCGTCGATGGTAGTTAGCTTGCCATAGGGAATGTAGGGGAACCAGAGGTAGCGGACCTCCTTGGCTTCGATGGTGGACATAGCAATGGCCATGGGTTTGCGTGGCTTCCGGGGACTGTTGCCTGTCTGAGCAGGCGGCGGGGTAAAGGCGGGTATGTCGAGCGCGCCCCAGTCCGGGGCAGGTCGGCGGGCAGTTGGCATGTTGTGAACTCCTTGATGGAATACACATAGGAGCCCCGGGAGTGGTGTGCAATTATCAGGCCCCCATACATGCAGGGAATGTAGGCAATGTGGCAATGTACTGGCACTAGGTTGCCTAGAATGCCACTGGCTAGGTAGCCACGTATTCTAACCTATGTGTTTGATATATCATTAGAATACAGATTGCCAATTTGTGTCTAGGGACCACTAATTTCGTGGCATTCTATATCCCTAGGTTGCCAACCGGGGTAGCCCGCTAGGGCTCCTAGATGTCCATGGCATACTAGGCAATGTAGGCTCAGCCACCCGCCTAGACGCACTCCGTGCTAGCCGCGCTGACAGCCGCCCGAGTACGCCCGCTATATAAGGCCGAGCGCAGCGAGGCCGTTTTGCAACTTAGTATGCAACTCCTACAACCGCTGCGCGAGCTAACCCCCTGATTGTTTTCATTTTTTCTGAGCCCCCTCTAGCCCACATGGGGCCCCACACAATCACAGGGCCGGGATGGGACCCGCTGGGGGAAACCCCGGGGTGCTAAGGCCGCCTGACAATATGATCAGGCCGACAACAAATAAGGCAGACATATCATAAGGTTGACCATATAATACCCAGATAGTAAGGCTGCCTGACTATCACCCGCATAGATAGCCTGCCTGATAATAGGTAAGCATCCCTTACGTATATGAGGCTTGATGGACAGAAGCGCCGCCCTGTTGATGCACGCCCAATGGGTTAGGACTATCTTCCTATGCCATCAGTGAACAATCATGACGCACTGTTCACCGTGAACAAAACGTGAAACTGGCGCGGACACTGCCCGGCTGCTGATATGGCCTCTGACCACGGATTGCCGTCCAGACCCTGTTTAAACGCATTCCCGGAGAGTGGTTGACAATAGCACGCTAGTGCCTCGGATTGTTCACCTCGCCCAATGGCTCGCTTGACAGCCCGTTTAAACACGCCTAAGAATAGAGCCAGCCACAACGGCACCGCACCAGCTATGGAGCACACAAATGGCCCTTACCAACGCCGAGCATGCCAACACCGTTCGCAATCTCTCCGACAACGCCATGGTCTACGCCGAGCATGCGCGCCACCACCGCAGCGAGGCGATGAGCGCGAAACAACTTGGCTTCGCCCGTGAGTTTAAGAACCACGCTGATGACGCCAAGTTCTACGCTGACCGTGCCGCCTTTTGGGCCTCGCAAGCCATTGCAGCCCGGCTGCTGGCCATCTGGTCAGCGCAGTTCGACATGCAGGCTCGCGCCCATGGCTGGGACTTGGATGCTTGATCATGGCAACGTATCGCGAGGTTCAATTAGTCCTGTTCCTTCTCGCCATCGGCCTTTGGCTGATCGCTAACCCCATGGGGCTCTGATCATGGCGCACGTCACCCACGAACAATATGTCCAGTCCATCGCCTGCCTCGCCATCGAATGGGCAGCGAACCACTCTGGCTTGTCCCCGGAGGAACGCCACACGCTGGAAGGCATCAAGCTCGTCTATGGTGCGGGCCAAGCTGGCTTGCGTGGCGTCACCTATCACAACCGTTGGTCCAATGGCTCGGAGACGCCCGCGCCATTCGTTGAGGTCTGTGCCTTTGGTCAGGAAAGCTGGGCCCAGCTTGCAGGCACGACCATTCATGAGCTTGGCCACGTGTTGGTTGGCGTTGGTCAGGGCCATAATAAGGCTTGGAAAGACGCTTGCGGTCGTCTCGGCCTGCGCCGTGTGATGGCGGCTGGCACTGAGTACAAAATGGCCATGTTCGCCTCTAGCCTGCGTATGGCTATCGCTGCCCTGCCTCGGCCGGACGATGGCGCGCCGGTTGCCAGCCTCGGCATTGGTGGCGTTGCGTTTAAACTCAGAGCGTGCCCATCTGGGCGCGGCTCGCGTGGCGGTGCTATTGGTGGCGCTGGATCTGGCTCGCGCCTCCGCCTGTTCGAATGCGAATGCCCGAAGCCCGTCAAGGTGCGTGTCGCTCGCGACGAATTCCAAGCGCATTGCGATTGCTGCGTCTCACCTTTCCACTTCGTCAAGTAACCTTATCATCAGGGAGATATACTATGAAGCTACTAGATCAATACATGGCCAAGGGCGTCGCGCACTACTGGATGCGCGAGGCTGCGAAGGCAGAGGCTAAAATCTCTGCCCTCCTGCATGACGATCCGCAGGCCATCCCCTTGCACGAAGAGCGTGCGCACTGCCTCACGCTGGCTCTGCGCGCTTGCCTGTCAACCCTGCCCTAGGAGGCTATCATGAAGCATTTCTATTCCGTCGATGGCGAGCGGGCCCGCACCCTACGCGGTGCAATCAAGCTGGCCCGCAAGAATTGGGCCCTAGCCTATCGCGTGCGCCTGACCTATGAGACGCGCGGCGAAATGCGCGCGGCTATGGCTCACTATCAGGACCACGCCAACGGGTTCCATGGCGACATCGAACACGCACGCTATATCCTCGCGCTTGCCCAAACGTATCGCACGCGGGCCGTGCGCTGGGGCCATCGGCTGCCCTAGCAGCTAGGGTGATAGCCTCGGACATGCAAAAGGGCCCTACGGGGCCCTTAAGCGTTTCTAGGAGGCATTGGCTATTTAGCGCGCCAGAAGTCCAGAGAGCCGGACAGGCTAGGCCGAGCCATGGCCCTAGTAGCGTCCTCTAGCTCTAGCTCAGTGCGTGGCGGATTGCGTTCCTCTAGCACCTCAACGCGGGCCTTTAGCTCTAGGCACGCTTTGGATAGCTCCTTGATGATGGCTGACTGCGCTTGGGTGCGCAGTTCAAGCTGGTTTATCCGTGGGTCAAAGGTCATGTCTGGCCTGCCCATGCGTCGTTCTGCGCTTGCCTGTAACCCTTCTCGTAGTCGTCGCTATGATCGACCACGATAGGGCGGCTGCTCACCTCGCCACGCTCTAGAGCGTTTAAACGCTCATTCTGGACCTGCAACGTTTTGCGCAGGCTTTCGACCTCTTTAGTCAGGGTGTCCAGCCCCTCGCCTATGGATACAATGCGCTTGGTCATGACTGCGTCGGTTCCTCTCGCTTAGCAGGATCGCGGCTCACCTTGGCCGCTGTCTCGCTGATTTGGATTGATAAGGCTTCCTCTATAATCATGGCGTCATCCATGCACTGGGCCGGATACACGCCAATGAGTTGTCCATTCTGGTACTCTTCGACCGCATAGGGATACGCGCGGTCGTCCTCTGCCTCAACTGTGTGAAGCTGGTACTCCATCAATTGACGCACTAGGATTTATCCTTGTTCGTCTGGATTGTGCGCCACGCTGCAATGGCCTCGGCCGCTGCTGCCTCGCCGCCCATTGCGTCAGGCTTGGCGGCTGCTCTGGCCAGCACATAGGAGATTAGAAACTCTTCCTTGGTCATTTTCTGCTCCTGATGAATTCGCTATAGGTTGGGTCAGTCTTGAGCCGCAGGATTGGATGGCCATATGCTGCTAGGTAGCGTGCGCGCCGGTCCTCCTCTGCCCAACGCGCAAGCATGTTAGCTAACTTGTCTATCGCTTGTCTCCTTGATCGGACCACGCCTGAGGCAAGCGCTGTTGTGCTTTGCTGTCCCATGATTGCCGCCCTTCTCTGTAATGTTTATCCGCGTCTCTGTATGCACTGCCACGGCTGCACATTTCGGACCATATGCCCTTAGCTTTGCCGTTGGCCCTATTATAGCGCAATTCCATGAACAGATCATAGATTTCTGCGCCGCGTGTCAGCCGTCTGTTATTGAAGTCCTTCCGGTGCGCGGTGCAACAGAAGTTGCCCGGCCGCTTAAGGTGCAACTCGCAACCGCATTCCCAGCATGTTTTGATCTTGGCCATTATCCGAACACCACGCCAGCACGGCAAGCCATGCGAAACCAGTAGTCATAGCCGTGATACCCAGCCTCGGCCAGATACACATGCACCCAAGCGGCATATGCGCCGTCAGGGATATCCTCGGATGCCTCTATAAGCTCAACTATCCATTCTTGATTGTCTGCCATGATATCCCTCCATAGAAAAAGCGCCTAGCCACCATAATAGCGACTAGACGCTTGATTGTAAATGGGCCTGCTAGTGATAGATGACTTGTCCCCGCCACGCTGGAGGGCAGTAGTCGCAATGCTCGTTGTAGCCTGCCCCTCCGATGGTCGTGTGGATGCGCGTATCAAGGTGCAACAGGATCTCTTCCGGCTGGGCGCTGATGGCCTCCTGTATGGCCAGCGTGCGCCCTTGGCGTTCCAGCTTGGCAGCACTGCGCCGAAGCTCGACGGCTGCCGCCTGATTGACCGGGTTCTGTGCGCAGTCATAGATATCAGCCAACTCGTTTAAACGAGCAACCTGATTGAGGATTAGGGCGGATGCTTTCATTGTAGGGTTATCCCTAGGTTTGCGATGATGATGGTCGTCAGGATCAATAGAAGCACTAGAAACACGATACGCATGGCGGCTATCCGCTAAGGTGAGAGGGGCCGCTAGGGCCCCTCTAGGTTACAGGGTCGGAATGGCAGCCGGGTCGAATACTAGCGACGCACGACCGAATTTGCGGTCACTAGTGATGTATGCCTGCCAAGCCGTGATGATGGTAGCATTGCGCACCGTTTCATGTACACGGTTGTTGGACAGGCTGGCCAACTCGGTCAGCCGGGCTTGCATTAATGCAACAGGCGAACGGCTCCGGGACTGGCTGTAACGGCCAGACGCCCATTCCGTATAGAACTCGTCTGCCTTCGACAGGTTCGCTTCTGCGAAGATATAATGCAGTGCAGCGAGCGCGCCGACTGGATGCCCGGTAGTCTTCTGGACTTCCAGCGCCATCTTGATTGAGTGTTCGAGCCGGGTCCGGTCGAATACCTGCTCATAGGCGTGCAACAGTTCTTCGTTGGTGTAGCGGGCTGCCCGGTTGGCCGGGTTGTCGCTGGTCAGGATCTTAAGCCAGCGAACAGCAGCCGCCGTGTGATGGGCGTACTTGTGCCCGGCGATGGCGAAAATATCGGTCGCTGTCCGGTTCTTGCCGATGTCCATCCGTGAGAATAGGCTCGGCTCAATCCCGAACACGACATGCGTCACCAGAGGTCGCTTGGACTTGACGACTGCCGCAAGCCGGTTCTGGCCGTCCTTTAGAAGGCCGTCAGTGCCGAACTTGATGGTATCCCCAGTTAGACCCCACTCGCCACTCAAGAGGTCGGCCGTGTAAGTGCGGATCTTGCCGCCCTTCATTGGCCGATTGTTCGTGTTTAAACGATCAAGAATGTACTTAGCCAAGAGGGGCCCGATTTCCAGTATCCGCGAGTTGTACGGCGGATGAGCGATCAAGTCATGAAGAATGCGTGTCTGCATATCCAACGGCATATCGACCGCGATTGGCTCTTGGTCGTCATACATGGGGACTGCTACTTGTGCATTGCGTGCCATGATGTTTGCTCCTACTCGTTACATTGAAATGCCCCTTCGCCTCTACGGGCCAAGACATATCATAGCGAGAAAGCGCCTGTCAACGAAAAAAAAGCAGGCCAGTTTCCCGGCCTGCCTCGCGTCTTAGAACAGCAGTGCATCAATCGAATAGGCACCACCGCCAGTCAGGATCAGGACGATGGCGAGCGCGATGTAAAGCGGCTCCACTGTCCAGAGGTAGCACGACACCCAGTCTGTGCGATCAACCGGCGCTTGCTTGCCGACTTTCTCCTTGGCCGTGCAATGCGTGGCCTGAATGAGGATGATCAGCAGTCCGAAGGCGGCAAGGGGTGTAAGGAGGCCAGCGATGAGAAACAATCCGGCTCCGACTTCAACAAGTGCGACGGGAGGTGCGAACCACCGCGCTTGTGGTACACCGCAGACACAAAGTTTCCATCGCAGATGGTCTGTTCGTGCTGCATTAAGAAAACGGTCGTCCGGGCGCGAAGGGTCGAAGAAATACCGAAACCGCGCGAGGACGAAGAACGTCCCCAGAAGCGAACGCAGAAGGAGAATAGCGAGGTCATCCATTTGTGTCTCCAATAGGGACGTTGTTTGTTTAAACAGGCAGACGAAAGGGGGATTGCTCCCCCTTAGGTATTAGTGCAGCGCGTGACTGGCCGACTTGTTGGCCTGCACGAAGTACCGGCCGTCATCCGTCTTGTACCACTTGGCGGTTGACTGGGCCGAATACTCCCAGCTTTTCAGGATGCCGCCGTCGATATTGAAGGCCGGGCCGAGAAGCGCGCCGAAGATGCCGAGGGGCTGGAGAAGGACCGGGCGTTCGCCCGCTGCATTGGCCGGGCCGACGATGGCCACGCCCACGGCGACATCCGAAAGCAGGTCCACGAACTGGAGCGAGTCCTTTTCCGCGAACAGATAGGCATCCTTGCCGTTGCGATCCGTCAGGTGGATGAACGGCAGGCCGCTGGCCTCGGCATAGTCCTTGATGGTCTTGCCGCCCGAGCGTTCTTCGGAAATGCTGCGCCAGTTAAACAGCGCATAGGCCGTCTGGGCTGCGATGGTCGAGCGGGACTGTACACCGGTCT